GCAACAGCAAAAAAAATTATTGATTACAGAAATAAAAACGGGAAATTCCTACATACTGAAGAACTAATTAGAATTGGTGGCGTAGGCAAATCTACTTATGAAGATATAAAAGAGCATATTACATTATGAATACTACAGATAGTAAAATACTTATCACCGAAGAAGTTGAAAAACTTATAGATCAACAACAAAAAGCTTTGGGGCGGTTTAAAAAAATAGCAGTTGCAGAAGCATGGAAGTTGCTTCAGTCTATTACGGCATCTATTATACAAATAATAGAAGCTATAGGTAAAGATTTGGAAGGATCTGAAAAAAAATCTTTAGCTATGAATTTCGTTAGTCAGTTTTATGATAGAGTTTTCATTGTTATTGATATTCCATATATACCAAATTTTATACAAGCATATATGCATAGGTATATTAAGGGGTTTTTAATGATTTTAGTTAGCTCTACAATCGATAGTATGGTTACGATTTTTAGAAACACTGGGATCTTTTTAAAGAAAAATACAGAGGTTAAAGATGAATTATACACAGAGTTTTGAAGAATTTTCTCGATCAAGCACGATAACCGATTTAGCTTTATATGCTGGTATTGGTATTGTGCTATTTGTATTATTTAAAGACAGGCTAACTCCAATGCAAAAGATGATGCTGGATGTACTAGGGTCTGCCAAAAACACCGTATCAGATTTGGCGAAATACAAACCAGAAAGCAAAGAAGAAGAAGTTGTGGTAAAAGTTGCTGTTCCTAAGTCACCGATTGATCCAAACGATACGTTTTTTCAGCTTGTGGCATCGTGGAAAAAAACTAGAGATTTATCTAAACAACATAAATGTGACGAGGCAACAGAAAAATTGGACGAAGTTTTCCAATACTTATCCCCAAATGTTTGCAATAAGGGAGAATAGTCGATGAAAAATCAACCTCTTTTAATTATAGCTGGAATTTTAATTGTTATTGGGTTCTTTAAGCCAGATTTATCTAGCATTATACCCAATAATTCTCCAGTAGTTGTCAATCCGTCAGTTGAATTTAATGAGCCTACAAACCCTAAACTTTTAAGTGAAGCGGATAAAATAACCGCTATACTTCGAGAAGGGGATGGAGACCAAAAAGAAGATGGTATGAAATTAGCTACTTTATATCAAGACATAGCTCAATTAATTAGTTTAGATGGAGATGGGTCTATAGTAAAAACTACGAGTGAAATAAGAGAAGTAAATAGCGTAGCAGGCACTCTTATAAATGCAAAACTAAAAGGCAAATACCCTAACCTTGCATCAACAGCCAAAGGATTAGTAGTAAGCGCGCTTGGTGATGATGTTGCTGTGCTAAATGATGAAAACAGAAAAAGTGCAGTAGAAGCATTTGAAGCCCTTGCATGGGGCTGTTATATGGGAGCTAAATAAAATGGCTAGACTAACACCTAATGGTTTATATGACGCTTATAATAAAGGCTTACAAGGATGCTTGTGGGAAGAGCATATTTTTAAGGAACTTATTGAAACGTCCAAATATCCATACTTTGGAGATGGAGCATCAAAGATTGTGGGAAGCGGTAAGGATAAACTATCTCTTCCGTTTAAAAGTGTTCTTGATTTTGATAAGAAAGCATATACAGAACGACAAACTACAGGAGATTGTGTTTCGCACTCAACCCGCAATGCCTTAGATTTAAGTCGGGCCATAGAAATTGCAGTAAAAGGAGAAAGAGAAGGTTGGCACTCTCGTAGTGCCACAGAAGCTATTTACGGGGCTCGTGGACACGGTGGCCAAGGAATGAGTTGTTCCAGAGCGGCTGCTTTTATTAGTGAAAATGGGGGTATTGTACTTCGTAAAAATTATCCCGGTATTGCTGATTTTAGCACATATAATGGTAATCTGGGTGCTGGATGGGGCAGTAGAGGATTGCCCGATTCGGTTATAAAAGAAGCGGCAAAACATCAAGTTAAAACCGTATCTTTAATCAAAACAGTAGAGGAAGCCAGAGATGCTCTTGCAAATGGTTATGGAATTAGTGTATGTTCTGGGCATGGATTTTCTAATACTAGAGATGATAAAGGTATAGCTAGAAAAAGTGGGTCATGGGCACATGCGATGGCATGGGTAGCGTGTGACGATACTGGAGAAAGACACAAAGAGACTCTATTTTTAGTACAGAATAGTTGGGGTAAATGGAATGGTGGCCCTAAAGTACACGGCCAACCAGACGGAAGTTTTTGGATTAGAGAAAAAGATGCTTCAGCTATGTTAAGCGGTAACGGATCTTACGCTTTTAGTAATGTGGACGGATTCCCTCCTCAAAAACTACCAGATTACGGTTTTGTAGATTATCTGTAAGGAGTAGTCTTATCATGAATTTTTTAGACAAAATAGCGTTTAATAGATTAGTCTCAATAATAGCTAATTTCATATTAAGCATAATGAAATTACTCAATGTCAAAGGCGTTGATAATATAGAAATTGATACAAAGCCTGATCGAAGAAGAATATTTCCAATATTTAAAAGGAAGAAAAATGAAACCAAATAGTTTATTGATCTTAGCTGTAATGGGAAGCGTAGCATTAATAGAATTCCAGCCTTCTTCTATCAGTGCAGTAAGTCTCATAGGTGGTGTTATAAAGGCTAGACATGAAATAACAGAAGAGGCCAAATATCCAAGAAACGAATGCCCGGTCTGTAAAGGAAAAGGCTGGTATATCAGTGGAGACGGTATTGAAAAAGTAGAATGCGGCTATTGCGAACCTGCCAAAGAAGAACCAAAAGAGCCAGAAACCAATCAACAAACAGATACAGTAGAACCAAAACTTGTTCCAATTAAAACTTTCTTTTTAGATTAAAAACAATGAATGAAACACTAAATATTTTAGCCAAAGATATACAAAAAAAAATACTGTCTGAAGTTAAAGAAAAAGATATCTATGGTATAGACCCTATTACAATCATACTGATTATAGGAGTAATAGTCAATATTATTAGGGTTATACAAGAATGCAACAAAAAAGAAATTAATAAAATGGAAAGTTCAGAAAAAGTAGACTTATTAAGTACAGAAGTAAAGTTTAGGTCTGCACACAATAGTTTTTTGACAAGGTGGCGATTAAAGTCTATAATAAAAAGTCATTTAGATAAGAAACAGTACAGAGTATATGGAGAGCCGATGCTAAAAGCATTGTTAGAGGCAGGGAAGAGTATTACAACAAAACAAGTAATAGCAATTATGGAGTATGACAATGTTTAATATAATAGTATGGTGTGTTTATGGTATTTTTGTTGGATCTATAGCTAAAAGTATTATTCCTGGTGAAGAAAATTTTGGTTTTGTTAAAACCGTAGCTTTGGGAGTAATCGGATCTTATACGGGCGGTGCTATTTTGTATATTCTAGGACAATACGATAGCTTATCTCCTGCTGGTTTATTTATGGGTGTAGCAGGCTCATGCGTTGCTCTTGTCTTATACAATAAAGTGCTTTTAAAAAATTAATTCTTGACAAGAGCATAGGATGTTTAATAATAGGACTAAAGGAACCAATCAATGCCAAACTATACTTTTTTTTGCGAATCTTGCTCGAACAAGTTCGAGATTTTTTTAACCATTAAGGAATATAAAGAGCATCCAAAATGTTCTTTGTGCGAATCAAAAAAAACTTATCGATCTTATCAAGACGATATTTGTACCGGCTTCGTAAAAAAAACAGACGCTGAATTGTCTACTATAGGAGACTTAGCAAATAGAAATAGAGACAGGATGAGTGACGACCAAAAGCAAAGTCTGTATGTAAAACATAATGAATATAAAGACTCTGCTTTTCAAAAAGAACTACCTTCTGGTATGTCTAGAATGAAAAAACCCAAACAGAAAACAAAATGGTACTAATTATGAGTAACGAATTTATTTTTAAGAATACAAGCAGATATCCTTTAGAAGGAGAAAGCCAAGAATTGCTTTACACTATTTCGGGATTTGAATCAGAGACAGACGAAAATGGAGTGCCGTTGATTACAGACCAAAAAAATGACGACAAGGTTTTTGCAAAAAAAATCATAAAACAAAATGGCTCAACAAAATACTTAATTAGGTTTAACAAAGATGGCAAAATGTACAATCCAGCATCTATGTATGACGATAAAAAAAACACTTTTTTTCTTGATAATATTACTAGATCAAGTAAAGAATTTAAGGAAGTAAGCTATAGAGTTTTTGACATGTATGTAAAGTTTTTGAAGACTAAAAATACAGCATGGCTAAGCAATGCAGAAAGAGAGTCCGAATAATGCCAAGACTAAGTACTGCTCAAAAATATGCAATAATGTGGTTAAAGCAACAAAATCAAACAGACGAAAACATTGCTAGCGAATTGAATATTACTGAAAAACAAGTTGCTAATCATCTATCTAAAAATAAAAAAAATTTGCCAGAAAATTCTAGCGACAAAAATACAAACACCACAATTACTTCAAAAGATATGATGATCAGAGCAACATCAGTTAAAGGAGATAAAAACGTAGCTATCATGACAAAAGAAGCGTCGGAAATGAACGATGCTTTCAAAAAAAATCAGACAGAAACTTCTCATAACCCAAGTAAAAAATCAGCAATACATAAAATATCATGAAAAAAAATAATACGCTTACAGTAGACGCAGATAAAATAGAGACCTTAATATCTGTCTTACAGAGCATGTTGTCTCCTTCAGAAGACACTACAGATAGTGTTGTTAAAGAAAAGCCCAAGAAAAATAGAAAACGAACAACAAATAATATTCAGACCAAAACCCCTATCAATAAGTTTGATAGTATGTCAGAAAAGCATATGCATAAAAATGATGTGCTTATAGACAAAAAATTAAATAGACTACCTCCCGTACCAAGAACAAGAAGTTTTGCAATGATTGATGTGCGATGTAGGGTGTGCGGAAAAGAAGAAGAGATTAGCCCAGCGTTATTAGTAGAATCTAAAGATCGATATAAATGTAATAAATGTTCTAGTTCAGCCGGATAGTATATGATCTCATTATCTCCAAAAGAACTGTTTGTAAAATTTTCTAACGATTATTGTGACACTAATATCACTTGGGGTAAAAGGCGTTTGTTATGGGGAAAAGGAGCCTCTTATGATATCGACGGCTTCAGTATTTTACTTAAATCTTTACCACATTCTTGTTTTAGTCACTATGTTAGAAATATCGACAAAAGCTCTAATGATGAATATAAAACAAGATTTAGTGATTTCGTTGGCAGCGGCTCTGGCAAAATAGCTTTGCCATATAAGTTTTTACAAATATTAGACCCAAAAGCTTATACAGAAATTCAACAGGATCAATATGCTGGTGTTGCACACGCTGTTAGAAATACCTGTGATTTAAGTAGGGCTTGTTATATATTTTGGAAAAACAGAAAAACAGAAAATCATAATTTTTATGAATGGGAAGCCAGAGGAGCAATAGAACCTATTTATCATTATGCTCATAATTCTTTAGCCAAAGCCCTATTTTTTATAGGTCCAAATTATATGCCTTCATTTCGAGGTAGTAAAAGAGGTAACGGATGTTCTGATGCGTACAGCCAATTAGAATGTCTTCCTGAGTTGTGGGGCGCTAGTTATAGTTGTCAATGCCCTCCTAATCAACAGTGTCCACCAGCAGAAAAGATATGTGACATAGAATTGTGTTGTATCCCAGCCGAAGGAACGGAATCTTGTAGAGAAAGATCTGATTATGGAGGATGCTACGATAAAGCAAATTGTGCTAACGAAATTTTTCCAGAACAAACTGGAATATTTTTAAATAATAATAGCAACTTAAGTATACATGCAGGCTATTTTGTTCGTAAGTCTTATAGCGGGTATGGCAATTTTATCAATAATGGAGATTATTTTGGTACACAAGATGATAGTATTTTTCTAAAATTTGCTCAATTGAACAATCTCATGAATTATATTCAACCTTTCTATGACAGAGAAATTTCAAATTTTCCAATATATAAAGGGTTGAATCTTGATTTTTCTCCCCCGATTAAAAGAGTTCAGAATGTTACTATGGTTTCCACAGTAGAGCAAGTAAAAGATTTCTTGTATAACGGATACGGAATAGTACTTAGTACGAATGTAGGATTTTCTGATAAAAGAGATTCAATAGGCATTTCTTATCCAGATAGGCTGTGGTATCATACTCTCTCAATCATAGGATATGATGACACAAAAAGAATATATCCAGAAGGACTATATCTAATAGCAAATTCTTGGGGAAACTGGAATTATGGTGGGCAACCGGATTGGGGGCCAATACCAGAAGGATCGTTTCTGATTACAGAATCACATTTAAGATGCATATTGAATCAATTCCCGCCTGTTCACAAATATAAAGACTGCAATGAGGTAGATTTTAAACCGTGTCGAATGCTAGACCTAGAAGACATAAACCAAAGATTTAATACTCCTCCAACAACAATCGTTGAGGCTATTGGTACTGCTGGAGACGGGTTTTATTTGTATGACGCAGACAGAAGCGATAGAATAAGATGGATCAGACTAGACTGTAACAACAAACAAATAAGATACTTATCACAAAATAGATGCAATCAGGCAATAAAAAAAGAGCTAGTAGATACAAATGCTTGCGGAGATAATTGTGAACCGTTAGGAGATTGTGATTATACTCAATGCGGACCAAATCAGTCTCCTTGGGGAATAGCGTTTGTTATTTCTTTTGATGACGACCCTCCATATTACAGAAAAGATTTTAACTATAACCAATTTTTTGTGCCCAGATAAAAGGATTTAGAAAATGAAAATAGCATATTGTATTACTGTATGTAATGAATATTTAGAAATACAAAAATTGATAAACCATATGATAAAATATGTGAATCTAAATGAAGACGAAATTATTGTTTTATGTGACTCCACAAAAACTAATGAAAAAGTAATAGGGTTTTGCAAATATTGTTCAGACACATATGGTATTAATTTTGTTTTAGATGAATTTCAAAATCATTTCTCTGATTGGAAAAACAAATTCAAAACACTATCTAAAAGCGACTACATTTTTCAAATAGATGCAGACGAACTCCCCAACCCATTCCTGCTACACAATTTAAAAACTCTACTAACAAATAACGCTAATATAGAATTGTTTTGGATTCCAAGAGAAAACTATGTTGACGGTATAACAGAAGAGCATATAATAAAATGGAAGATGACATTGGATGACAAATCTAGAATCAATTTTCCAGACTATCAAGCTAGATTGTTTAAGAATAAACCAAAAATAAAATGGGTAAACAAAGTACACGAAATTATTTCTGGCACAGACAACCAAGCTGCTTTACCTCCAGAAGAACAGTTTTCACTACTACACACAAAAAGTATTGATAAACAAGAACAGCAAAATAATTATTACGATACCTTATGAAAATATTAATTACTGGCGGTAGCGGAATGTTGGGTAGACATCTACAAGAAAATATTCCATATGCTCTTTTTCCAACAAGCCAAGAACTTAATTTATTAGACATCAACAATATTAATGAGTATCTAATAACACATAAGCCAGACATCATAGTTCACGCAGCAGCAAAAGTTGGCGGAATATCTGATAATATTGCTCATCCGTATGATTTTTTTGAAAAAAACGTATCAATAAACACGAACATAATTAGTTGTTGCGTAAAACACAAAATAAAAAAATTAATAGGAATATCTAGTACATGTGCATATCCAGATATTGTTGATAAATATCCTATGATAGAATCTGATTTACATTCAGGAAAACCTTCTGATACTAATTTAGCATATAGTTACGCAAAGAGAATGATGTGTGTTCAAATTGACGCCGCAAATAAACAGTATAATACTGGATATAATTACATCATACCTTGCAACTTATATAGCGAATATGATTTTCTTCATAATGAAACAAAAATGCATTTTATAACAGCTTTAATTTACAAGATAGTACTAGCCGAAAAGAATAAAGATAGGCATATTACTCTTTTTGGTTCTGGCAGACCAATGAGACAGTTTATGTACGCTGGAGACCTATCTCGGATAATTAAATTAATAATTGATCAAAACATATCTGCAAATATGAACATTGCTCCTCCACATAGCAATCTTACTATAGACTATATGGCAAAAACAATACTAGACATATTAGATAAAAAAAATTGGAAAATTGAATATGACCAATCCAAACCAGACGGGCAATATAGAAAAGATGTTTCTAACGAATTAATGGAATCTTATATACCGAATTTTAATTTTACTACTTTTCAAAAAACGATACCAAGGATATACAATCAATATGTTACGCAAATGGGCACTAAAAACTAAAAAGCATTTAATACTAAAGTTGGTTAAGTCTTTTGTGTCTCAAAAAAAACAAATGGCTACTCAGTGGACACCCAATAAAGACTGGGTAAATTATTCTGGACCATTCTTTGATCATGAAGAATATATAGAAGCTATTGATACAATTTTAGATGATTGGCTTATCTTAGGAGAAAAAGCCAGACAGTTTGAAACCACTTTTGCTTCACAACTAGGAAAAACAGATGGCGTATTAACAAATTCTGGATCTTCAGCAAATCTTTTAATGTTAGCTGCTTGTAAATCTAAAAGACTATTTAACCTACCTAAAGGATCTCAGTTCATAACATCTGTAGTATGTTTTCCAACCACAATAAATCCAATTATACAGAATGGGTTTGAGCCAGTATTTGTTGACGTAACACTCCCGTCTTTAAATCTAGATTTAGATGAAGTGGAAAAAAAATTAGAACAAGATAAAGAAGGTAAAATCAAAGGTATTATATTTGCTCATGTTCTTGGAAATCCACCAGATATGGATAGACTTATGAAAATTGTAGCAAAATATAACTTAATTTTTTTAGAAGACGCTTGTGATGCCCTAGGTTCTAGTTGGTCAGGACAACCATTGGGGTCTTTTGGACACCTATCAAGTTGTTCGTTTTTCCCTGCTCATCATATGACTATGGGAGAAGGAGGATACGTCGGCGTAAACAGTATGAAAGAAAGAATGGTTGTTTCGAGTTTAAGAGACTGGGGAAGAGCCTGTTATTGTAATACTAAAAAGCCTGGAGATGTAACTTGCGGTACAGCATGTGGAACAAGATTTAATTCGTGGTTTAAAGATCGTAAAGATATCATCTATGATCATAGGTATGTATTTGACGAAATAGGCTATAATCTTAAGCCTATAGAAATGCAAGCAGCAATGGGCTTGAAACAAATTAAAAAATTAGAATACATGCACAATAAAAGAAAATATAATTTTCAAAAATTGTACAATATATTTATGAAATATTCTGAATATTTTATACTTCCAGAAAAATTTGAAAAAGCAGACGTATCTTGGTTTGGGTTTTTGGTAACACTAAAAAATAATGTTCCTTTCACAAAAGCTCAAATTGTATCTTTCCTAGAAAACAAAAAAATACAAACTAGATCATACTTTACTGGGAATGCACTATTCCATCCTGCTTACAGTGATTTTGCAAAAGAATACAAGAATTGCGACACAGCTTTTCCTGTAGCCACAAAATCTACAATAGATACTTTTTTTCTTGGTGTTTATCCAGGAATAACTGATGATCAATTAGCGTACATAGAAAGTGTGGTTGATTTATTTATGAAGGAGCACACCAATGCCTAATTATGTTAGTATGCCTTTATTACCCGCAATAGGAAATTTTGGTTCTCAATTACAGCAGTATGCTTCTATTCTTTCTATAGCTAAACAAAATAATAAAAAAGTAATTTTCCCTAAATATTCTTTGAGCCTAGACAATTCGCATGGATTTAGAATTATAGAAGCTTTTGACTTAGATATTACTTTTGTTGACGATGATTTTAAAGAAGATTTTGTTTATTGGGGCCACAACACTCAAAAAGAAGTTGATGAAAATGTTTTTAATTTAGAACCAGACAAAAACTATATATTTACGAATAGGTTTAATAGTTTTAAGTATTGGTATCCATATATTAGAGAAACTATATATGAAAAGTTTGTTTTTTTTGAACAAATAGAAAAAGAAGCCAATGAAATGCTAAAAGATATCAAAAGCAAAAATTCTCCTATTGTATCTATGCATGCTAGAAAAGGAGATTATTTAGACGACATACATCTTAATGTATATTGTCAGCTAGATTTTACATACTATAAAAAAGCCTTAGATAGTCTCAAAGAAACAGATCCTACTATACTCCTTTTCTCTAATGATATCGAGTGGTGTCAAAATCATCTAAATCAACTATCTCCAAACATATATTATGTTAAAGGGTCTAATGACTATGTAGATATGTGCCTAATGTCAAAGTGTGACCATAATATAATAGCAAATAGTTTTTTTAGTTGGTGGGCTGCGTTGTTAAATAAACACAAAAATAAAAAAATAGTTTGTCCAAAAAATTATGTTAAAAATAATATCAATACGTTTATTAACGGAAACTATTACCCAGAAGAATGGTATGCTATAGATAATGACGACTCATGACGTAATCCACACAAATATAAAAGACTGCCTACTAATAAAACCAAAAATCCATAAAGATAATAGAGGTAGATTTAGCGAGATATATAAAGATCAAATAGACAATATTCTAGACTGTAAACAAATCAATTATAGCTATTCCAAGAAAGGTGTTTTGAGAGGCATACATAAAACCCCTTATGCCAAATTAATTACATGTGCATTGGGAGAGGTTTTCGATGTCTGTTTGGATTTAAGAGAAAATAGTCCATCATATGGACAATATTTTTGCGCCAAGTTAAATCCAGATTCAATGCAACAATTATACATACCTCCTAATTGTGGTCATGGATTTTATTCTTTTACTGAAAGCATAGTAATATACATGCAAGAAAAAATTTATGACCCAAATGCAGACGAAACTTTTGGCTACAATAAATACCATATACCCTGGCCAGAAAAACCAACAATTATGTCACAAAAAGATCGTAAGGCTTCTGTATAAGGAGGAAATTTTTCATGGATAAAAAAATATGCTACATAACAGGATGCCTAGGTTTTATAGGATCTTATGTCACCAAACTAGCATTAGAATCAGGATATTATGTTAGAGGAATAGACAAAATTACTTATGCAGCAAATAAATCGTTGCTTAAAGATTTTTTGTCTTACGACAATTTTACTTTTGAACACAAAGATATTAACGATATTGAGTTCTTATATGAATGCGATTATTTTATTAATGTAGCAGCAGAAACTCATGTAGGAAACTCAATTACAAAAAGCCAAGACTTTATCAAGTCTAATATTGATGGAGTATACAATATTTTAGAAGCGATAAAAAATTACAGAGCAGAATCAGCCTGCAAACCTATATTATTACATTTTAGTACAGATGAAGTGTACGGAGATATACATGCCGGAACACACACTGAGAAAGATCTACTAAAACCAAGCAACCCGTATTCTGCCACAAAAGCGGCTGCGGATATGCTTATATTAGCTTGGGCTAGAACATACAATATACAATATGTTATAGTCAGACCAACAAATAATTACGGTATAGGACAATATGTAGAAAAATTGATACCAAAAACATGCAAATATCTTAATCTAAATAAAAAGATACCTGTACATAATAATGGCGAGCCAATTAGAAATTGGTTACACGCAGAAGATACTGCTAGAGCTGTAATGAAAATTATGGAAACAGAATCAGTTAATGAAATATATAACATTGCTGGTGGTTTTGAACAAAAAAATATAGACACCATTAAAGCAATACTTAATGAATATAATATCGAAGAAAAAGACTATGAAAAACATATAGATTTCTCTTTGTCCCGTCCTGGTCAAGACGCAAGATATGCTTTAGATGATAGCAAACTAAAAAATATTGGGTGGCAGCCAATTAAAGAATTTAATCAAGAAATCAAAGAAATAACAAATTATTACAAAGAAAATTTTATATGGTGATATACATAGATATTGATGACACTATTTGTTTAAGCCCTAATAAGCCGGATTACACAGACTCGACCCCTATTGTCGAAAATATAAAAAAAGCAAACTTGCTTTATGAAATGGGCCATACTATTATATATTGGACGGCAAGAGGAACGCTGTCTGGGATAGATTGGTCAGAAGTTACCCATAAACAATTTGAAGAATGGGGAGTAAAGTATCATGAGATTAAATTTGGCAAACCTTATTATGATTTATTTATAGACGATAAAAACATAAATTCTAAAAACTGGAAAGAAATCATTGATGTCTGATATATTTAATAATTTGTTTGTTTTAGAACTAGCTAACAACCACTGGGGATCGTTAAGAAGAGGCAAAAAAATTATTAGAGAGTTTGCCAAAGTTGTCCGTAAAAATAATGTAAAAGCCGCTATCAAACTACAATTTAGAGACGTAGATAATTTTATTCATCAGGAATATAAAAACAAGGGAAAGGGAAAGGACCTATTATCTCTAAAAAAACAAGATAGATATATACAAAAAACACAAAGAACAAAACTCTCTTACGATGAATTTTACGAATTGGTAAAATATATAACAAAACAAGGTTGTATACCTATGGCTACGCCATTTGACGAAAAGTCAGTAGATTGGTGTGTAGATATGGATCTTCCTATTATAAAAATTGCAAGTTCAGATATTAATGATTGGATACTAATAAATAAAATTTCTGAAACTAAAAAGCCTGTTATTATATCTACCGGGGGAGCAAATGAAAAACAAATTGATGATGTTGTTAAGTTTTTTGAAAAAAGAAATATACCATTAGCAATAAATCATTGCGTTTCAAAATATCCTAGCGAAGACCATGAACTAGAATTAAATCAGATTGATTATCTAAAAAACAGATACCCAAATCACGTTATAGGCTTGTCTACACATGAATATCACGATTGGTACTCTTCTATGTTTATTTCTTATGCAAAAGGAGCAAGAACATGGGAAAGACATATAGATATACCTTATGATCCAAAGGACGAACAAAATGCAGTCAGTCCCTACTGCTCGCTGCCGCATCAAATAAACGAATGGCTTCAGTCTTTTAACAAAGCTAACATAATGTGTGGAGACACTAGTAATAATAGAAGATCGATAGATGATAAGGAATCAAATTATTTGCTAGCGTTGCATAGAGGATTATATTTAAATAGAGACATAAAAAAGGGAGAAACAATATCTATCAAAGATTTATATAGTGCTGTTCCTTTACTAAAAGACATAGACCATTTTTCTTCTAGGGATTTTATTGAAGCAGATACGGTAGCTGTTGAAGATTTACAAGCAAACCAGCCATTAACAAAAAAAGACATTCAATGAAATTATCTGATTACGTCTTTTCTTTTTTAAAAAGCAGAAACATAGATACTGTATTCACCGTATCTGGTGGAGGCTGTATGCATTTGATAGATTCTCTTGGTAAAAGCGGAATCAAATACATTTGTAATCATCATGAACAAGCAAGCGCCATTGCGGCAGAATCTTATTTTAGAACCTCCGGCAAGCCTGGATGTGTATTAGTTACCACAGGTCCAGGAGGTACTAATGCTTTAACAGGAGTTTTGTGCGCATATCAAGATTCTATTCCTATGATAATTATTTCTGGACAAGTACCTGTTAGCCAATTGTCTGAAGAAACAAAATGCAGGCAAATAGGGCAACAAGAATTTAATATTGTAGAAACTGTCAAACATATGACCAAATACTCGAAACTGGTAAAAAAACCAAAAGATATAAAATTTGTACTAAATAAAGCATATTATATTGCAACTACAGGAAGACCAGGACCAGTATGGATAGACATACCATTGGATGTGCAAGCTTCAAATATTGAAGAGGATAAACTAAAAAGTTTTTTCCCACCAAAACCAAAAACCAAAAAGAATATTTCCAAAGTATTAGCTAGTATTAAGCTCGCTAAAAAACCTGTCATTGTTATAGGAAACGGAATAAAATCTTCTGGAACACAAAAAGAATTAATAAATTTTTTGAACAGCACAAATATTCCCGTAATGTCGGGACCACATTCGGCAGTAGATATCGTTAATAATGATTATTCTTATTATGCTGGAAGATTTGGTATCCTTGGACAGAAAACAAGTAATCAGATTATACAAGAATCAGATCTAATTATTTCTTTAGGTTCTAGACTCAATCCAAAAATGATAGGATATAACCATAATGATTTTGCTCCTAAAGCACAGAAAATAATAGTAGATGTCGATAAGCACGAATTAAATAAATTAAAATTCAAACGTTCTATTAAAGTAAACATAGACTTAAAAAATTTCTTTGAACTAGTTAAAGACTTTAAAGTTGAAAAAAAACAAGAATGGCTATCTTATGTCTTAAAGAAAAGAAGTGAAGAAAAATTGGTATTAGATAAGCATAGAAACATAAAAAACTATGTCAGCACATATGTTTTCTCTGAACAATTACAAAATTGGTTACTAGATGATTCTATAATTGTTACCAGCGATGGTACTGCTCATGTTGTTCCGCTCAAAACTATACAACTAAAAAAACAACAACAGCTTTTTAGCAACGAAGGAACCGCACCTATGGGATACGGACTCCCCGCTGCTATAGGCGCTCATTTTGGTAGCAAGAAAGAGGTAATTTGTATAGAAGGAGATGGCAGCATGATGATGAATCTCCAAGAGCTGGAAACCGTAAAATATCATGATTTGCCAATTAAAATTTTTATCATTAACAATGAAGGATATCTATCGATCAAACTAACCCAAAATTCTTTCTTTAAAGGACATTTGGTAGGCTCAGAAATCACTTCTGGAGTTAGTATTCCTTCTTTTCAAAAAATATCAGAAGCGTTTGATATTCCTTATACAAGCATAAAGGATAACACAGAAATCGAACCAGTATTAGAAAAAGTTTTCAGAAATCACTCTATGTGTATAATAGAAATATTTTCTGATCCTAACGAATTACATGAACCTAAAGTTTCAGCAAAAGGAATAGATAGTAAAGGGAAAATTATACCAGGGAAACTAGAGGACATAAAATGAAAAAAGTTAATACAGAACAGCCAGATTTACATTGGGAATTTGTTAATGTTACAGAATGTGTCGTGTTAGATTTGGGGTGTGGAAGATGGGAGCATGTTGAATATAGAGAAAAAACTTGGCCTACAACACCAGAATATTTTATATCAAAAGGAGCCTCTAGGGTTTATGCTCTAGACGCCGACAATAATGAGATCAAGTGGTTTCGTGAAAAATTTGCTCAAGACAATAGATATCTTTTTGAGCCCTTTTACATCACATCTGCGAATGCTGTAGAACAAATAATACAAAAGGTAAAACCAGATTGTATTAAATGCGACATAGAAGGAGGAGAGGAATTTCTGTTTTCTATAAACAAAGAAGTATTCAATTCAGTTAAAGAATATTATATAGAGACGCATAATGATCGACTCTTTAACATGGCCTTAAGCACTTTTAATAAACAAAACTACAAAATAAGAGAGACAATAGACCTTACTCATACGAATGGTATTTGTAAAGTTGTATTTGCTTATCGAGACTAAATTAAAGGAATAGCACAAATGATTTTTTTTCCGAAAACAAACCGGTTAATAAAATATTGCCAAAACGAAAATCTAACCGAAATAGCAAATAGATACGAAACAGATAAAGGAGATATAGATAAGCACCAGCTATCATGGGGCTCTAGCTATCCAGAACATTTTTGTATGGCTTATACCAAAACTTATGAAAAATATATGAAAGAACATAGGAATAATGAAGTGCCATTAAATGTTTTTGAGGTAGGGATCAAAGATAAAAGATTTCCATTCGCGTCTTGTAAAATGTGGCTTTCTTATTTTAAAGAAATCAATCTATATGGAATGGATAATTTATGGGGCTCTTCTTTAGATAAAGAAAAAAGATCTATAGAAGAACTAAATGAATTAGGTGTCAATTTTATATACGCAGATCAAGGAAATTTTGAAGATTGGGATATGATTGCAAATACTATTCCAATGAAATTTGATTTTTTTATAGAAGATGGTAGCCATTGGCCTAATCATATGGTTGTTACTTTATGGAAAGCTATTCATCTGATGAGTTCTGGCGGTTATTATTTTATGGAAGATATACAAAACCCAGTAACTAGTAGAGGAAAATTTAAATATGATAATTCTTTGTTGGCAGATGAATTATTAATGTCTTTACATACAAAAGAATTTAATAGCTGCTTTTTAAACGAAAAACAAAATAAAGAAATCAATAATGCTTTTGAACTAGTAGAATTGGTTTTAGATCCACATAAAATTAATTATCTTGCTGTGTTCAAGAAAAAATAAGGAATAATCAAAATGAATATTTTAGTAACAGGATCAAGAGGATTATTAGGTAAAGAATTATCACGACAACTTAAAGAAAAGTATGGTTACAATATATACGAAATAAACAGAAGTAACTGCGATTTACTAAACTTTGAATCCGTAAAAGATTTTTTTGTTAACACAGACACTAAATATGATTTAGTTTTACACACAGCAATTGAAGGTGGAAGAAGAACAAAAAAAGATGAAGAAGTAATAGTTTATAGAAATATTTTGATGTTATACAATTTATTGTCTTTTCAAAATTACTATCAATGCATAATCTCTTTTGGCTCTGGCGCTGAATTAGACAGAAGATATGACGTTAATCCAATGTCCATCAACAGATATCCAGTTGACCCATATGGTTTGTCTAAAAGCGTAATAGATAAAATGTCTTTAGTAGAAGAAAAACTATGTAATTTTAGAATTTATAATTGTTTTGGGGTTAACGAACAGCCTGACAGAATGATTAGATCTAATGTGAACAAATATATCAACAAAGAAAATATAGTTATTCACCAAAATAGAACAATGGACTTTTTTTATATTGATGACTTAATAAAGCTTATTGATTATTTTATTACGAGTAATAACATACCAAAAGTTTTCGATTGTTGTTATAAAACAAAAACAACCTTGTTAGATATAGCAAATATCATTAATAATTTAGATGAACACAAAGTAGAAGTCATACACAATAAAGAAGAAGATTTTCATATAAGCTGTTCGAATAAAGATTTTTATGGTCAATATGTGGAAACCCATATTCCATATATCGGCTTAGAACAAGGAATTCGTGAAATGTACAACCATTTTAAAAAGGCAAATTAATTAAATGAGAAACAATATAACATTCTGTATCGCTTCAGCAAAAAATGAAAAAGAATATACTAAACTATTGATTAAGTCTTTAACAGAAAACACAAAAATAGAAGATCATGAAATATTAGTTTTTATTGATAGCGATAATCAAAATACTTATGAAGATTTGTTAGAAATAAAAAAGACTTTAACAAACCTCAAAGTACACAGAAACACAAAAAAATTTCCAGTTGGCGGTCAAAGAAATGTGTCGATAATGTTTAATGCTGCAGCAAATGACATAGTCTGTTATTTGCAGTCAGACATGGTGGCTGGAAAGAATTTAGATAAATACATATTAGAATCAATAACCGAAAATTCGGTAGTGTGTTGCACAAGAATAGAGCCTCCTGTTCATCCAGATGGGCCAGAAAAGATTGTTGAAAACTTTGGCTTTGACACTAACGATTTTCAATATGGTGCTTTTCAAGATTTTGTTGCAGAACTACAATCAAAAGACAAGCCTAATACTTTGGGTCATTTCGCACCTTTTGCTGTACACAAAAAAACATGGTTTGATAAATTGGGGGGTTTTGATACTCAATTTAGATGCTCTAGAGAAGACTCTGATACTATATTAAGAATGCGCTTAAATAATATAGATATGATACAATCTTGGAAAGCTTATGTTTATCATTTCACTTGTGTGTCTTCCAGAGGAAAAGATTGGTTTCGTCCCCAAAAAGATAAAAATATAGAATACCAAAATCAATTACAGGTATTAGCTGATGAAGAAGAATTAAAAAGGTATGTTAGAAAATGGGGTTTTTTTGGCCACGAACCACAACCAATATACAACATTGGAATGCATATAGAAATTGATAAGTTTGTTAATTTTCAAATATTAGAATTTATAGAAGTTTATGTAAAAACACTATATTTAAATAGTCCTGAAATTACAGAAGAATTAAAGAGAAGAATTGTTTTTAATGCTGAATATTATTCTAATCTAAGATGGAATTATTCTACAGAATATTGGAATAACGTTAAGTATTTATTTAATCAAGATGATTTTGTAGACCATATACAATATGCAAAAAATGATGAAAATCTAAAAAACGATATAATCATATCGGCTAAATATTCTGAAATAGAAGAAAATTTTGATAAAGATTTGTCGAGTTTTATTGCAAGCCTCAACTCTTATGTTCATCAAAAACCTTTAGGTGTTTACCCAATCTTTCCGTTTAATGTCAAAATCAAAAACAAAATAGACATGTCAAACTTATACAAAAAGGTCAAAAATACTGACATTTTGTTAGATTCTGATGAGTTTGTATTTTCTTGAAACAGGCTTGACGCATTAACTGTTTTGCGTATAATAGTACATCTAGCCTAGATTATCGAACAAAAACGATATCTATATTGTGGAATTTTTGGTGGTGTATATGGTAGTAAAGGTTCTGTTTTATATATCGTTGTTGTACAATCTATATCTATCTTTTGTAGACCCAAATATGATTATTAATCCGTATGACGCAACGATTACCCTAGGTCTACTTCATCTGATAAACAAAAAAGAAAATAAATAGGAGAAAATATGTCCGCTCTGCAAGAACTTCAAAATTATACATTTGTTAGTAAATATGCTCGTTGGATTGAAGCTAAGAAAAGAAGAGAAACATGGAAAGAAGCAGTTGAACGAGTAAAGGGTATGATGCTTACAAAGTATGCAGAATTTGATATCAATCAAGATATCGATTGGGCCTATGATTTAATGTACAAAAAGAAAGTTCTTGGCAGTCAGAGAGCATTGCAGTTTGGCGGAGAGCCTATTCTTAAAAGACACGCAAAAATTTATAATTGCACAAGCTCTTATTGTGATCGTCTCAGATTTTTCCAAGAATGCTTTTGGTTGCTTCTTTGTGGAAGCGGTACGGGTTTTAGTGTTCAAAAACATCATGTCTCAAAATTGCCAAAATTGCGACACGATCCACAAAAAGGTCGCGGGGTGAAACATGTTATCGAAGATAGTATTGAAGGTTGGGCAGATGCTCTTGGTGTGCTTCTTACTTCTTACTTTGATAGACCTAGTGATGACCGCTTTAAGCATTATCAAAATTGTAATATAGTATTTGATTACTCAGAAATCAGAGAAAAAGGAGCTCCCTTAAGTTCTGGTGTTGGAAAAGCTCCAGGTTATGAGCCTCTTGCTAATGGTCTCGAAAAAATAAGAGCTTTGCTAGATAGGTGTGTTGCCAATAAGCAAGAAAAATTACGGCCAATTGATGCTTATGATATTGTTATGCATAGTAGTGATGCCGTATTGTCAGGCGGTGTTCGCCGCTCTGCGTCATTAGCTTTATTTAGTCCGGACGACGAAGAAATGGCTAAGGCTAAAACAGGTAATTGGTTTGTCGATAATCCACAAAGAGCACGAAGTAACAACTCGGCACTTCTTCTCAAAAACGAGACTACTTATGAGCAATTTGCTGCGCTCATGGAGAGCGTAAAAGAGTTTGGAGAGCCTGGATTTATCTGGAGCGAATCAAAAGATATGATCTTTAATCCATGCGTAGAAATTGGCATGTGGCCTGTTGATGAAGACACAGGGGAATCTGGATGGCAAGGATGTAATCTTTCTACCATTAATTGTTCTTCCCTAGCAGACGAAGAAGATTTTTATGAAAGATGTCGTGCCGCAGCCATTATCGGTACTCTTCAAGCTGGATTTACAAATCTAGATTATCTTGGAGATATAAGCAAAAAGATTTTTGACAGAGAAGCTCTTTTGGGGGTTTCTTTAACGGGTATCATGGAGAAGCCCGACCTAGTTTTAAGCGACAAAGTTTTAAAGAAGGGTGCGGAAATCGCCGTAAAAACTAATAAAGAATTTGCCGATAAAATCCGAATTAATCAAGCAGCAAGAGTAACATGTCTAAAGCCTGAAGGAACATCGAGTTCTATGCTTGGTACTAGTTCGGGTATTCATCCACATCATGCTAAAAGATATATTCGTCATGTGCAAGCAAATGTTCTAGAAGCACCTTATGGATATTTTAAAAGCTATAATCCGCAAGCTTGTGAAAAAAGCTCTTGGTCCGCAAATGATACTGACGAAGTAATTAAATTTCCAATAGAAGTGCCAGACGGATCAAAATTAAAAAATCAACTACCGGCGGTTGACATGCTTAATGTGGTTAAAAATACACAAGTGCATTGGGTAAATTCTGGCAAAAACAAAAATCTATGTACGCAACAATATTTAAGCCATAATGTTAGCAATACTGTTACAGTAAAACCTGACGAATGGGAGGAAGTAACCAAATTCATCTATAAAAATCGTCAATACTATGCTGGAATTAGCCTTATTCCACAGAGCGGAGATAAAGATTATCCACAAGCTCCTTTTACAACTGTCTATACAAGCAGAGAAATAGTAAAAGAATACGGAGACGCTTCTCTGTGGTGCTCCGGATTAATTGAGTTGGCTTTACAAAATTTTGACAAAAACTTATGGGCGGCTTGTGATTATGTAACATTAAACCAGTCCAAAGACAGTGATCCCGAATCAAAGCTTTATTTCATGACTAAAATGAAAAATTTTGCCGGTAAATATTTTGAAGGAGATATCAAAAGATTAACCTATTGTATGAAAGATGTTTATAACTGGAAAATATATTGCGATCTACAAGATAGTTTCAATAAAGTTGATTATACACAACTATCAGAATCAGAGGACAATACTACTGGCATAGAGGAAATTAGTTGTGCTGGCGGCGCTTGTCTAATTTAGTATTTTATATCATGAGGTACTCCTTTGAGAAAAAAAAGAATAATCAAAAGTCAAAAATCAAAATTTATAGATATCACAAAAGAAATTTTACCGAAAGTTTATGATGTACAAATTAAAAATAGATTAAAGCCAAGAACAGAAAACCAGAAAACATTTATTCGTTCTATCGTTGAAAACGATGTTATTTTTTGTCAAGGTCTAGCGGGTTCCGGTAAAACCCATATAGCTATAGGCATGGCTTTAGAATGGTTATTGGAAGAAAAAATAGATAAAATCATCATTACAAGACCAGTTGTTGAAGCGGGAGAAAAACTTGGTTTTTTACCAGGAACAGCAGAAGAAAAATTGCATCCATATTTATTGCCGATATTAGATGAAATTAATCATTTTATTAGTATTCCTGATTATGTTAAGCTAAAAAATGAAAATAAAATAGAAGTGGTTCCTTTAGGCTTAATGAGAGGCAGAAATTTTCATAATGCCTTTATTGTTGCTGACGAATGTCAAAACGCTAGTTATGATCAATTGAAAATGCTTATTACTAGAATTGGAAACGGTAGTAAGATGGTTTTGACAGGGGATGTGGGCCAATCAGATTTGCCTAGACATTTACGAGACGGTTTTGTAAATTTGATAGATCTGCTACAGGATGTAGAAGGTGTAGGAATTTCGTTTTTAGAATCTTGCGATATAATAAGAAACCCTATTATAAGTAGAATTCTAGAAAAACTTGAAATATATGAAAAACTATAACCGCAAATGTTTACTATTAAATTCTGATTATTCTCCAATTTCTATAATAGATTGGAAAAAAGCTATTATATGGCATATTAAAAGCAAGTTAAATAATTCTTATGGTATAGAAATCATAGATTTCTATGATAACGATTATATTATTTGTCCAAACCAAAAAATGAAAATACCGTCAATAGCTAAAATAAAAAAATATGTTAAATCATGTCCAGAATCTGTTATTTTCTCTAGAAAAAATGTCTTTTTAAGAGACGATTATACTTGTCAATACTGTGGTCAAAAAAAAATCATTTCTGAACTTACTTATGATCATGTTATACCAAAATCAAAATGGATTAGAAATAAGTCAGACTCTAATCCTACATCATGGACCAATATAGCAACAGCATGTAAGCAATGCAATAGAAGAAAAAGAAATAGAACGCCGGAAGAAGCTAAAATGCCTTTGATCAATCTTCCTTACAAACCAAACAAAAGTAAAAAATACTTGCCGATACACTGGCATCTATCTAAAATAGATATGACAATACCAGATCAATGGAAAATTTATTTAACAGGAAGGTAAAATGGAACAAAACTTGGCGATAAATAAACTGAATGATATTGCATTAAATGTTTTAAGTCGTGCCGAATATTCCATATTCTTAGACATTATGCAAAAAATACGAGACAGAGCAATGGAAAAGATCTCTATCTCAGAAGAGGAAGAAGAAATAAACAAAATTAGATATTCTCACGATATAGAATTATGTCTAAAATATTCAATTTTTAGGAATAATACTAAAGGAGAAAGAGTCGAGTTAAAAAAAACTAATAAACACAATTTCTTAGTTAAATGTCCACTACAAAAAGATCCGACAGTTATAATTGATAATATTGTAGGAGTATTGTCAGGGGAACAATGAAATTCATATCAAGATATTCCAACAACAAAGAAGTAACTCCTGCTCAATACATTACGGAGTTAATTTGTGAAAAAAAGGCTAAATTAGATAATGAAGACCTACATTATAAATTTTGGACCACAAAAAAATGGTCTAAGTTTTACAGAGATCAAATAGCCACAGCTAATAAGCTGGTTAAAAATTATGATCCGGTAGTAATTGTCAAAGCTTTAAACCACAAAAAAGCCAAAACGCTTTATTCTTTAAGGGCCCCTTTTTTAAAAGACATTTTAAAAGAAGAACAAATGAAATTTGACACTCAAAATAAAACCCTCACAAAAAAACTAGAAAGAAATAAAGAAGTTACTTTTTCAAAAACAAAAGTTAAAAAAAATATCATATCAAAACTTAAGGAACTAGATAATGAGTAGCATAACCAAGGATATTACAAAAACATTTGGTGAGAATATTATTCTAACAGGGAATTCTATAATTGATACTAAGAATGTCATTATTCCTGTTAGCCCTGTGTTAGATATACTTCTAAACGGAGGAATCCCCGAAGGATCATTTGTGGTTTTAACTGGTCAGCCCAAATGTGGCAAAACGACAACCTCGTTAGACTTTGCTGCCACAGCACAAAATTTGAAATATGCTTATGGCCCATTCAAAGATGGAAGAGAAGTGTATTATCTAAACATTGAAGGTAGATTAAAAAAAAGAGACTTACAAGGTATACCACACCTTAATCCAGAAAAATTTCATGTTATTGGATCTCAACAGGGTAAAATTCTACACGCAGAAGAATATCTCCAAATCGCAGAAAAATTAATCAACGAAGTTCCTGGATCAGTAGTTATTATAGATAGCTATTCGGCTTTATGTACAGAAGCAGAAATTACTAGCGATATGAGCAAAATGCAACGTGCTGACGGAGCAAAACTATTAGCAAAATTTTGTAGAAAGGTAGCCAATGTTATTCCTGTTAATAAAAATATTGTTATTGGTATTACTCATTTGATGGGCAATCCCACTGGATACGGAGCAGAATTTAAAGAGAAATCTGGTCAAGCAATTGCATACCAAACTGATATCAAATTAAGAGCAAAAAAATTTGGTTCTTGGACAGTCGGAAATGATACTGCCCCAATTGGTCAAGAAGTTGATTGGCAGGTCGTATGCTCTGCTTTAGGCGCTCCGGGAGCAAGTATGACTAGCTATATTAGATATGGTCAGGGTATTGATAAGCATACAGAAATAGTTCAGTTGGCTTCAGATATAGGAATAGTTAACAAAGCTGGAGCATGGTTTACTTTAACTCATTTGGAAGACACGCCTAAGTTTCAAGGAGCAGAAAAGCTAAGACAATATCTGGTGGAGAATCCTGAGGTCTATAATAGCTTGGTTTCTAAAGTTAAAGAAATGATGGGTATAAATAATGCAGACTAGGGATTTAGATGGAAATTCTAGCCTTTGGTCCTTGACAGGACACATGGCTTATGGTATAAATAAGTCAGAGCTTCACATCAGAGCAAGGAAGCTTTTGAACTCAGAATATCCAACGCTTCAAGTATTAGAAGAAGTTCCTATTAATCCAAGAAAAGGTTTTACATTATATATGGATTTTTATCTTCCTCTAAAAAAAATGTGCGTAGAAGTTCATGGTGAACAGCATTACAAATTTGTGTCGTTTTATCACGGAAATATGGTTAATTTTGTCAAAGCTCAAAAAAGAGATAAAGACAAAAAAGAATGGTGTGAAATAAACGGAATAAAATACATAGCTTTACCCTTTGATAAAACCGATAAAGAATGGCTTGAGATATTAAATAATGAGTAGAACATCAAAAGAAGAAATAGCTTATTGGGATAATTTTTTAGACCAATATGAAAATAGTATAGGTTTGCCTATATATCAACAAAATTCATTGCCAGAAGAAGAACTTCAAGACTATTTTACAATGGGTAGAGATAGTTTAGAAAAACTAACCCCAGAAGACTGCGCTCAAATAGCTTATAGACTAGCTCAATATGCATTTCATGTCCAAAGAACTTTGAATAGAGAAATAGCTAGACATAATTGGGCAGAGGAAACCATTAAAGATGTTATCTCAAACGAAATCAATAACTATAAAGGCTATGGTTATGTAGAAAAAAGCTTACAAGCAATTAACAATAACGCAAAAGCAGCGGCATTAAACTCTATAAAAAAACACGCCAAACAGAGAATGGATAGGTTAAGTTATTTGGCTAATAATATTAAAAACCTTTCAGATATTTTAATGATGGTCAACAAATCAAAAGCAAATATTAAATCATACGGAAACTAAAAAGGAAACAGAATGCACCTAAGAGACATTGCTGCAGAACGAGCGGTTTTATCCGGTATATGTTCCTATGGAGAGGAAGCATATTTAGATGTATCGGATTTAATTAAAGAAACCTCATTTACGGTAGATAGCAATACGATACTATATAAATGCATTAAGCATATTTATGAAAAGAATCAAAACCTATCTATAGATATCGCCACCATATATTCTGCTGCAAGCGAACTTGGTTTATCTGAAAATTTGTCTTCTAAAGAAGAGGCTCAACATTTAAAAGCTATTTTAGATTTTCCTGTAAGCCAGCAAAATATTAGAAAGTTTGCTGTAAAGATTAAGAAACTAGAGATAGCAAGAGCCTTACATAAAGAATTACAAATCACTCAACAAAAAATAGAAGAAATCAATGGATCTGAATCTATCGGATCTATTATAGGTATCGCTGAGGAAAGTGTGCTTAATTTCACAAACACACTAATAGATACCGACAACAATCCTGTTTTATTGTCAAATAATATTGATGACTATATAAACAATCTTATTGAAAATCCGATTGACCAAGTTGGCATACCTACTGGATTTCCTATTTACGACCAATCTATAGGAGGCGGACTAAGAAGAGGAACAGTAAATGTAATTGCCGCTAGGCCAAAAACCGGCAAAACATTACTAGTAGACAATATGGGATATTATATTGCTCAACAAGGTATTCCGGTTTTAAACATGGATACAGAAATGTCTCAAGAAGACCATGTTAATAGAATTATAGCTATGTCTACAGAAGTAGATATTAAAGACATAGAAACCGGAAAATTTGTTTTATCAGAAAACAAAAAACATAAAATCACAGAAAGTGTCAAAAATATTAAGAAGTCTCCAATTTTTTACAAATCTATTGCCGGAAAACCTTTTGATGAACAGTTATCTATAATGCGTAGATGGTTAATAAAACATGTTGGACTTAATGATGACGGAACAGCAAAAAATTGTGTAGTGTTTTATGATTACTTAAAACTAATGGACACTCAAGGTATGTCTCAAGACCTAAAAGAATATCAACTTCTTGGTTTTATGATGACACAACTTCACAATTTTGCTGTGAAATTTCAAATTCCTATTGTTGCATTTGTGCAATTGAATAGAGATGGTATAACAAAAGAAAGCACAGACACCGCAAGTGGTTCGGACAGAATCATATGGCTCTGTAGTAACTTTACCATATTCAAAAGAAAGTCTGATGAAGAAATAGCAGAAGATGGTCCTGCGAGCGGAAATAGAAAACTTGTACCAATCATTAGTCGTCATGGAGGAGGATTAGACGATAACGACTATATTAATTGTCACATGAAAGGTTGGTGTGCTAAGATATCAGAAGGACAAACTAAACTAGAAATTTCTAATGGTGGTGGTGCTAAAAGTAAAGGTTTTGTAGTAAATGAAAACGATGTTGAAGAACAAGAAGAAATTCCGTTCGTATAATCAATCCGAATTAAAAATACTTTGTGATAATTTGTGCGATAATATTGAAGATGTTTTTGATTTCTTTAACCTAGAAACAAAACACAACAGTAAAATGTACACTATGTCTTGCCCAATACATGGTGGAGATAATGTCTCTGCCTTAAATTTGTATCATACAGGGGATAGGTATAGAGGCAATTGGGCTTGCAGAACTCATAATTGTGAAAAAATATTTAAGCCTTCAATTATAGGCTTCGTTAGAGGCTTGATATCTGTAGAAAAATATGATTGGAGTATTAATAATAAAGATAATAATATTTGTCCTTTTAATGAAGCTGTAGAATTTTCTCTAGGTTTGCTCAACAAAACTATTTCGGATTTTAAAGTATCAAAGAGTCTTCAAGAGAAAAACAAATTTTCTCAACTAGTAGATAAGGTTACAAATAAGAATCAAAATGAGCATAAAACAATCAAAAGGGAATATGTCTTATCTTCATTAGACATACCTGCAGATTACTATATCAATAGAGGATATTCTAAAGAAGTATTAACTAGATACGATATAGGTTTTTGTAGTAAAGCAGGAAAAGAGATGACCGATAGGGTTGTCGCCCCCATATATACAGACGATCATAAATTTGTTGTAGGATGTACTGGCAGATCTGTATATGAAAAATGTTCTGCATGTTCTGCCTTTCATAATCCAGAAAATCCATGTCCTCCAGAAAACAATCTATGGAAATATTCTAAGTGGAAACATAATTCTGGTTTTAAGTCGCAAAACTATTTGTATAATTTTTGGTTTGCTAAAGAAGAAATACTAAAAACCAACACAGCAATTTTAGTTGAGAGTCCAGGAAATGTTTGGAAATTGGAAGAAAACGGAATACACAATAGTGTGGCTATATTTGGCTGTTCTTTAAGCGATAGACAAAAACTAATACTAGATTCTTCTGGAGCAATGAACTTAATTATTCTAACAGATAATGATGAGCCTGGAAGAAAAGCTGCGGAACAGATAAAAGAAAAATGTCAAAAAACTTATAATGTTTATATTCCCAGCATTAGCAAACAAGATGTTGGAGAAATGAAAAGAGAAGAAATCGATAACGAAATCAAAAAATTTATGGAGAAAATAATATGAATATTATTGCTTTTGCTGGAAGAAAACAATCAGGAAAAACAAGCGCTGCGCTGGCTGTTGTTCAAGCGTTTGAAGTAAGAAATATCACAGGCATAGTTAAGGTATATAACTTTGCAGACCCATTAAAAAACTTGTGTATTGATATTTTTGGACTAGAACACCGACAGTGTTATGGTAATGACCAAGATAAAAACGAGCTTGTTGATTGTTATTGGGACGATAAGCAACTGTCATCTAGAGAAGTTTTACAAATTGTTGGCACAGATATGTTTCGTAAAATGCAGCATCATGTATGGTCTTCGGCAACAATTAGAAAAATCAAACAAGACAATCCGGACCTAGCACTAATTGCTGATTGTAGATTTCCGAATGAAGTTGAAGCAGTTAAAAAAGCTGGTGGTATTGTTATCAAACTGAACAGAAATGTACATAGTTCTGATCACGCAAGCGAAACTGCACTAGATAAAGAAAATTATGATTATTCAAATTTTGATTTGGTTGTAGAAAACCAGGATATGGACATATATGAAAAAAACTATTATATAGGCACATTTCTTAGAAACATAGGTGTTGTATGATTATTACTTATTTAAGAAGTTCTAGTTATGGTACGCATTCTATGTGTGAACAGCAATATTTTATCGAATATAATTTAGGAATTCGTAGCCCATCTAATCAAAAGGCCGATAAGGGAACCATAGTACATAAAGTAATGGAGATATTAGCAGATATATCTGTTGCTATTAAAAAAACACAAATGCATATAGAGGATGATATATGTGGGGAAATTGACGTTTTGAATTATGACTTAAATTCAATTATAGAAACTGTCTATGAGTATTATACAAGTAGATTTAACCATCATAACTGGAAACCTCTCGACTTAAAACATTGTAAACAATGGGTAGAAAAGGCTATAAATGTACAAAATGGTAATTTTGATCCCAGGAATCAAAATATTATACAGCCGGAACAAAGATTTGATATAGAAATAAAAAAACCATGGGCTTATTATCATTATAGCGAAGATTTAAAAGGTTATTTAGCTATTAAAGGAACTATAGATTTAATTGCAAAACCAAATGAAAACACGTTGGAAATCATCGATTATAAAACTGGTAGAAGGCTAGATTGGACAACAGGAGAAGAAAAAACTTTTGGTAAATTAGAAAAAGATCCACAATTAAGAATGTATCATTATGCCGCAAGTATACTTTATCCAGAAATAGACCATATTATTGTTAGTATATATTTTATTAATGACGGTGGCATATTTAGTATGAATTATGATCGTAGCCATCTTCAAGAAACAGAAGATATGATCCGTAGAAAATTTGAAGAAATTAAAAGATGTAAAAGGCCTAGATTAAATAAGTCTTGGAAATGTACTAAACTATGTCATTTTGGCAAAAACTATTTTGACGAACCATTAATAGAATATAGAGATAATCAGGTTTGTGCTCATGGAACACCAATGACCATGTGTCAACAAATAGCCCATGCAATAGAAGTTGCTGGAATTAACTCAACTATTGACAAGTATACCGTTGAAGGCTATAATGTTGGAAAGTACAAAGCGCCTGGGAGCACGGAATGAAAAACTATACGCCTCTACATTGTCATAGTCATTACTCACTTTTGGACGGACTCAGTAAACCTGATCAAATAGCAAAAAGAATAAATGAAATAGGAGCATCTGCTTGTGCATTAACGGATCACGGGAATATTTCCGGTGCTGTACAATTCTATTCTTGCATGAAAAAGAACAAAATCAAACCTATATTAGGTTGTGAAATATACATGTGTCATGATGATCCAAAAAAGAAAACCAAAGAAAATTATGACCTATCACACTTTTTGGTTCTAGCAAAAAACCTGAAAGGCTGGAAAAAGCTAATACATTTAGTTTCTAGGTCAAATGACCCAGAATGTTTTTATAGAAAGCCTAGAATAGACATTAAGGGACTTCAAGAATATGCTGGTGACGACCTAATAGGAATATGTGGACATCTTGGATCTTATATTACAGACAAGATCTCTGTAAACAATCAAATTATAGATAATTGGAAAACTGTTGGTTCGAATACAGTTGATGAGCTAAAATCTATCTTTGGAAAAGAAAACTTCTTTTTAGAGGCCCAGTTAATGGATTATATTAATAATCCCATACAAATAGAAATTACTGAAAAATTAAGAAGTCTAGCTCAAATAACTAATACAAAAATTTTGTGTACACCAGATGCGCATTATTGCAGAAAAGAAGATGCTGTAGATCAAAGAATTCTACTATGTAATAATTTAAAAACTACATTTCCAGAAATACAAAGAAAATCTAATGCCGGTATCGATATAGGCATGAACTGTTTTTTTGAGTCGGATAATTTTCACATTCTTTCTCAAGAAGAAATTAATGATCTACATACAGAAGAAGAAATAGAAAATACTAATTTAGTTGAATCCATGTGTGAAGATTATGATATTCTACACAAACCTATGCTACCTCCATTTGATTGCCCTAAAGGATTTACAGATGCAGAATACTTGAGACAATTATGTAGAGACGGTTGGAAATCAAAAATAGAAAAAGATGTACCAAAAGATAAGCATGGAGAATATGTAGATCGAATTAAATATGAATTAGACGTCTTACAAGGCGCTGATTTATCCAGTTATTTTTTGATAGTACAAGATATTGTAAATCATATTAGAGACAATAATTGGCTTCCTGGACCCGGAAGAGGTTCTGCGGCAGGATGTCTTGTTTCATATCTAATCGGTATTACCAGCATAGATCCAATTAAATACAATTTGATTTTTGATAGATTTTATAACGCTGGAAGAAATACTAAAGATAGAATTTCTATGCCAGATATTGATGTAGACGTACCGATTAATAAAAGAGAAGTAATCATCCAATATATCAAAGATAAATATGGTTCTGACAAAGTATCACAAATGATTACTTATAATACTATGAAAGGCAGAGGTGCTTTAAAAGATGTATTAAGAGTATACGGAAACATTACATTTGAAGAGATGAACAAAATCACAAAAAATATTCCAGATGAGGCTAAAATTGCTGATGAGCTTCAAGAAATGAAAGAAGAATATGGAGAAGCTTCTATTATAAGATGGGCCTTAGAAAATAATCCTGACGAACTAAGAGAATGGTGTTCAATTAATAAAGACACAAATGAGATACAAGGTCCGCTTGCCAAAAGGTTTGAGCAAGCTATTAGATTAGAAGGAACCAAATCAAACCAATCAAAGCATGCCGCTGGAGTTGTTATCAGCCAACATAAACTAGAAGATACATGCCCGATGGTTTATGACAGCAAGAACAAACAATTAATTGCTGGTATGGAAATGCAAGACTTAGAGTCTCTTGGTGTTATTAAGTTTGATATTCTTGGTATAGCTATGTTGGATAAAATTATGTCTATTCAAGATTTATTAAAATCTAATTCGTTTAACCTTTCAAATTAAGGAGATAATAATGACAGTACAATTTAAAGACGTAGCAATAGGTTCTCAATTTATATTCAATGATGTTAAATACGAAAAAATTCCAGAGATTAGAGTAAGTTGCTGCACTGCTCATACAGCACAAGAAGTGGGTAATCCGAATTCTAAAATACAAATTCTGCCATTAGTGGAAGTAGAGGTGCTAGAAAATAAATGATCAATTATAACAAAATTTGTGTTTTTGACTTTGAAACAGATGGATCAAACCCATTCGTTTGTAGCCCAGTACAAATAGCTGCGGTTATGATAGATCCAATTAATCTTTCGGTTATTAAAGACTCAGAGCTAAATTTGCACTTTAAGCCAGAAGTTTTAGAAAATGATCCAGATTATGAATACAAAGGAGATATCTTAGATTTCCATGCTAAAGTTAAGGGAACGGACAAAGAATCTGTATTAGCAGAATGGAAGACATATCCGTCACAAAAAACTTCTTGGAATCTTTTTACAGATTATATGGATAAGTATCATTCTAGATCTTCCAAGAAAAGCCAGTTTAGCGCCCCTATAGCAGCTGGCTATAATATTCATAGGTTTGATTTGCCAATTATTGAGAGGTTAAGCACTAAATATGGAAATCTTAATAAAGAAAAAAGAAGCAATGTCTTCTATATGAGAGACGTTCTGGATATTATGCATATAGTATTTCTATGGTTTGAAAATAATACAGACTTGAAGAGTTATTCTCTGGATTCTTTAAGAGATTATTTTGGAATATCCAAAGAAGGTGCTCATGACGCATTAAAGGATGTTAGAGATTGTGCAGAAATTCTTATTAGGTTTCTAAAACTACACAGGAGAATGTCAACAAAAATACAATTTAAGGATTCTTTTAAATGAGTAAAAAACTTGTAATAAAAACAATAGTCCGAACTATTGTCTATCAAATACTATTGGTTTGGGCTGGGTTTTCTATAGGTTTCATGGTAAATCCAGAATATTGGGGTAATCGTGCTCCGCTTGTTGAGAGATCTATCAAACATATCTTTTGGCCTATTGAATATAACGAAAATGTAGAACAGTTTTTATGTAGTATCGGTAGGTCTAGAATATATTTTGAACTAGAAGCATCTGCGCCGGGATTCTATGGATTAAAAATACTCGAAGAAAAAATGGAAAGCGACGAATACTATATAGCAAAATATAAATACACAAATATAAATGGCGATGTGGTTATAGTAGATGACTATAGGACAAAGATCAACTGGAAACCCTGGGAATTAGACTATCCTTTACCTGAAGAAAAAACAGCAGACAGCGCAAAGGATTTTGACTAATGACAATAACTAATAAGGATATTGTACAGTATATTGTGGAAGACAATATGCAAGATTTGATTATTTCCAACGCTAAAAAAGCAGAAATTGGTGGTTTTTCCCAAATTAGAAATAATATGGAAAGAAACAAACTACTTTCTGAAGATCAATTAGTGGGACAAATAAGCACCTATTGTGCATCAATGGTCTTGACTGGAAAAGCAGAAGGGTATATTAAGGCAAGAGAAAAAGCTAATATGAATCCCTATTCTGGAGATGAAGGAATCGATATTCAAGGACTAGATAATATAGATATCAAAGGTAGTTTGATGAGATATTCAAAAAATCCTTTAGAATACAGGCTGTTGGTTAGGCCAAAAGAAAGACATAAAAATTGGATTTATGTCTTAGCGTTAGTGCCAAAAGAAAGACCTTACAAATCTTATATTGTAGGATGGGCCGAAGATAAAGATTTGCCAAAACAAACATATAACGGAGCAATTAAATCTTTACATGGTGCTTATGTTATAGAAGCAAAAAACTTAAAGCCTATCAAAAAATTAATTGAAAACACAACATTGATCTTTAATAATTAGAAATATAAGCATGAAATATTTTACATATAATTGTGGCTGTAAATTTCCTATTGTAGACTCAAATTCTATTATATTTAATTCAAAAATAGAAGACATAAATTTGGATTGTCAAAGAACTTGGGAATTAATAAGTGAAGGAAACACAAAAGGATGTTTCCAGTTAGAGTCTAGACTCGGAAGAACAATGGCAAAAAAACTAAAGCCAGAGAACATAGAGCAGCTTTCTGCTTTAATCAGTATTGTTAGACCGGGTTGTCTAGAAGCTATTAGAGATGGAAAAAGCGTTAGTAACCATTACATCGATAAAAAGAATGGAAATGAATCCATTGATTATTTTCATCCTTCTCTAGAACCGATTTTAAATGCAAGCTATGGAGAAATGATCTATCAAGAACAAGCAATGGAGATCACAAAAGTTATTGCTGGTTTCAATTTACAAGAAGCCGATATGTTAAGAAAAGCTATTGGTAAAAAGCAGCCAGAAGAAATGGCAAAAGTCAAGCAAAAATTTCTTGAAGGAGCCACATCTAAAAATATAGTAAACCAAACCCAGGCAGAAGAGATATTCAGTTGGATTGAAAAATCACAAAGATATTCTTTTAATAAAAGTCACAGTATTTCTTATGCTGTTAATGCCTATATGTCGGCATATGCTAAGGCTCATTTTCCAAAAATATTTTTTGCTTCTTATTTAAGGTATGCAAAAGATAAAATTGATCCACAACAAGAGATCAAAGAATTAATTCAAAACGCTAACGAAATGGACATAGAAGTAACTCCTCCAGACATAAGAAATCTAAATGAGTTTTTTTCATTACAAGAAGGAAAAATTTATTTTGGTTTGACAGACATTAAGGGTGTTGGTAAATCTGTTTTTGATAAGTTAAAAAGCGTTGTTACAGAAAATAATCTTGACTTAAATACAATGACCTGGGAAGAAATATTATTTAAGGTTTTACTGAATATTAATTCTACAGCAGCTAAAGCTTTAATTAGTTGCGGAGCTTTAAGATTTGTAGACAAAACCAGAAATGCTATGTTGTATGAATTAAATATAGCTAGCAAGCTAACTAGTAGAGAGATCAAAATCATAGAAGAATATATAAAGTCAAATAATCTTAAAAACTTGATAGAGATTCTTAGCAGCTCAAAAGTTAATAAAAAAAGAATGCAAACTATTCAAGAGCTTAAATACTCACTAATAAAGCCTCCTTTTAGTCTTGCGGATAGTCCTGAATGGATTTCTGACAACGAAGACACTCTATTAGGATATTCTATTACATGTTCTAAGATAGATATGTACGATATTAGTATGACAAATTGTACATGTAAAGAATTTAAAAACGGATTCAATAGAGAAAATATAATGCTTGCTGGAGAAATAGATAGGATTCATGTAGTAAAAACTAAAAACGGAAATTCCAAAGGAATGGATATGGCTTTTATATCTGTTAGCGATAGTACAGGAAATCTTGATTCTATTATATGTTTTGCAGAACAATACAGGCAGTTTAAGAATGTTTTGTTTGATGGGAACGTTATTATCATAAAAGGTAAAAAATCTAATCAGAAAGATAGTCTAATAGTAGAAAAAATATTTATACCTGCGTCTTGACAATCAGTACAATTTTGATACAATAGTAGTAGTTCGTGGTGCCCTCTTTTTAATTTTTTAGTAGGAGTTTGATAAAATAATGAACATTATTATCCTTAAAGGCAATTTGGCTCGTGATCCTGAACTCAGATGCATTAGTTCTAATGGTAGAGAAACATATGTGGTAAATTTTACAGTTGCTGTTTCTAGAGAATACTATAAGAACAATGGTGACAAAGACAAGATTACAACTTTTGTTCCTTGCGAAGCATGGGATAGCGGAGCAGAGGTAATTGGGGAATCCTTCAAGAAGGGAGACCCTGTAATGATCGAAGGTTCTCTACGGAATGATAGCTGGGAAAAAGACGGCGTTAAACATAATACTATGAAAGTAAGGGTTAATAATTTTTCAAAGATCACAAAGCTTTCTAGAAAAAAAACAGCCGCTGTATCTACGGAAAGTAGTGAACTAGAAGACACAGTAGCGTTTTAATATCAGTATTATGCTTATTTCCCCCCAGAGATCATATCTCTGTGGGGGATTAAGTTTTGGCACAAATAAAAAGACATAAATATTAGGACAATATGAAAAAATTACGAATATTGATGTGCTCAGAAGCCAGTTATTTAAATTCTGGATTTTCTGGATATGCTAAACAAATTCTCCGTCGTTTACACGCAACTAATAAGTATATAATTGGAGAATTTGCTTCTTATGCTAGGATGCATGATCCTAGAGATCAAGATGTGCCGTGGATTTTTTATCCAAACGCTCCCAGCAATAACGACGACGCTTCTGCTAAAGAATATAATGCTAATCCAGAAAATCAATTTGGTAGATGGAGATTTGAAAGAGTAGTAATAGATTTTAAGCCTGATATCATTTTCGATATTAGAGACTATTGGATGAACTCTTATCAGCAAAACTCTCCTCTAAGACCTTACTACCATTGGGTTGTAATGCCAACAGTAGATTCTGAGCCACAACAAGAAGACTGGATAGACACATACGTTTCTGCTGATGGCATATTAACTTATTCTGATTTTGGTCGAGACGTATTGCTAAAGCAAAGCAATAACAAAATCAAATATTTTGATACTGCTTCTCCAGGTGTGGACCTATTAAACTTTAGACCTATGATAGAACAAAAAAGTCAAATCAGAGAACTTTTGGGAATGCCAAAAGACGCTTTTGTTATAGGTTCTGTAATGAGAAATCAAAAAAGAAAACTCATACCGGATCTATTTGATGCTATTAGAATATTAAAAGAAAAAAACCCAGAACTATATAATAAAACATTTTTGTATCTACATACTAGTTATCCAGATGCTGGATGGGATATTCCACAGTTATTAAAAGATTATGACATAACGAATAAAGTATTTTTTACATATTATTGTCCTAAATGTGGCAACATTAGAGCATTATTGTTTAGTCATTCAAAAATAATGTGTAACAAATGCGGGTCTGACACTCTCGCTTTTCCAAATGTTAATAACGGTATATCCACACAAAACTTAGCATTGATCTACAACTCTTTTGATTTATATGTTCAATACGCAATTTGCGAAGGGTTTGGAATGCCTCAAGTAGAAGCAACTGCTTGTGGAATACCTATAGCAACGGTAAACTATAGTGCGATGCAGGATATTGTACAAAATCTGAAAGCCTATCCTGTCAAAATACAAAAATATTTTAAAGAGCTTGAAACAAAAGCAATCCGAGTATACCCGGACAATGATAATTTAGTAGAAATTATGGAAAAATTCTACAAACTTCCAGATTTACTCAAGCTTCAAAAAAGAACAGAAACTAGATCGTTAACAGAAAAACACTATAATTGGGACAATATAGCTAAGAAGTGGGAAAAATATTTTGATAACGCAGTGCTAACAGGTCTGCAAGGAAAATGGGACCATTCTTTACCAACCTATACTCCGATACCAGAAGAAATAATTGAATCAAAAATAGATAACTATACATTTGTATATGGTACAATTAAAAAATTTCTACCGAATCATCCAATTATAAGTTCTATTATTCCTTTAAATATGATAAGAGATCTAGATTATGGTTTTGTTCAACATGGAATGTCAATAGTTCCATATACAAAGAAAAATGTAGTTACTATCTTAAATTCGATTATAAATAACCATAATTTAGCACAAAACGCTCTTAAAAACGCAGATAAATTAGTTTATCCAGACTTTATACAGTATTCTCGTTTGAAACAGCAAACAAAGGTCAATTCATGAATATTTTATTTGTAGGTCCATATAGACAAAAAGACGGCTGGGGTTTAGCTGCAAGAGATTATATCAAAGCAATATCTACTGTTTCAAATATTAATCTAGCAACTAGATGCGTGTATACAGCTATGGCTTATTCTGATGAAAATTTTTCGGACTCAGAAATATTGTTGTATGAAAAAAATTGTTTATCTAATTACGACATGATTATACAAAATGTTTTACCGGAAGATCTTTTTTATGATAGCAGATTTAAAAAGAATATAGGTTTGTTTACACTAGAAATAAACGATCTTTCTAAAACAGACGTCATTAGAAATATCGATAGAATGGATGAAATATGGGTTCCTTCAAAAATAGAAAAAAAGAGTCTTGTCGAAAGCGGAATCAATTCAAATAAAATTAAGGTCATATCTGAAGCATTAGATTTACAGCAAATATCCCCTAGTAATCGTATTATTTTTGATAGTGAAATAGAACACAGTTTCAAGTTCTATACAATTGGAGAGTTTGTTTATCGTAAAAATCTAGAAGATTTAATTATGGCTTTCCATCTAGAGTTTGATCTTTCAGATAATGTGTCTTTGATAATTAAAACCGGAAATAATGTTTCAGACACAAAAATATTTTCTGAAAAAATAAAAAAGAAACTACAGCTTAATAAACAATATAGACCAGAACTTTTTATTTCAAAAAGATTGTCGTATCAAGAAATTATTGATTTTCATTATTCCTGTGATTGTTTTGTTTCTGCTTCTTACGGAGAAGCTTTTTGCAGGCCCGCTGCTGAAGCTTTATGTTTGGGGAAAAATCCTATTGTTAACAAAAATACAGGAATGGCAGATTTTATTAATGAAGAAAATGGTTTTTTAGTTAAAAGCTATAAAACACCAGTTTTGTTAGAAAATAACCCAATCAATAACAATAATGATTATTATAATGCTAATCAATATTGGTATAAAATAGATGTGTACGACTTAATGAATAAAATGAGAACAGCGTATGAAATGTACAAAAAAGATAAAGTTTTATGGGATCAAAAATCTGAATTAGGAATCTCTCAGAAACAGATATTTAGCTATGAAAATATAGGGAAAAAATTATGTATACAGCCTATACGGTAAACACAGTTATAAACAACGCTATTGATGATAAGGATCAAGAAAAATTAGATATTATATACAGTGCTCATTATAGTATTTTTGATACAATATTATCGCAATGTCCTGTTACCTTGTATGCTGGCGGAGAAAACGCAAAAAAAGTATTTAGAAACAACACCGAAATATATACCGTGTATCAAGAAGATGTGTATATAAGGCCGTACAATAATTTAATTGCAAACAATACCATAAAATATGTTAATGAAGGACACGCTTACAATTTACATTTAAACGCTGTTATTTTTTGTCATGATTATGATTTGCGTAACATTAAAGCAGAGGAAAGGACTCTGGTCTGCAATAAAGGATTTAGGGAGTCCGATCTAATATTATCCTTTAACAATTCTCCAGAATCGCTAAATTGTGAACAGTTAAATTACCTAAGAGTTAATTATAGCATACCTGAAATTTTCAATATCTCAAACAAAAACAAAAGAGAAAAAATTGGAGTTCTATCATACAATAAAGACTTATCAAATGATTTGGTTACGTCTATACATCAAAATTCTGAAACGCTTAGTTCTATTCCAAATATAGAATCGTTAGCACAGGAACTTAATGAATATAGGGTTCTAGTTGAATTAGATCCAAATTCGATTATTAATATAATGGTTGGCGTATGTTGTGGATGTATTGGTATTATTCATGACCCACATGGGGTTTTAACAGAATATTCAGATTTTCCAAATTTGTATATCGCAAAATCTATAGCAGAAATCCAAGAGCTTTTGGAGAAAGATATAGAGTATAAAGACAATAAAATTGATGATAAATACAGAAATTTTGAGAATTTTAGTAATTCTGTCTATAATGTCTTAACAGAAAACAAAAAAAGGGCTTTTAGAATATGAAAAAAATTAATATTTGTGTCTCTAAAGAAGACGCTATAGCAAACTATAATAATATTCAACTTACTGAATTGTCGATGATAGCTAATGGTTCTATTGATGAAATTATATTTAGAACTGTAGATAATATAGACGCTAGCGAAAAAGACTCTATGATCGTAACAGCGTTAAAAAAACTAAAAGAAAAAGGAACTTTAATTATAGAGTTTTTAGACATTTTGTCTATATCCAAACTTATTTTAAACGGTTCTCTAACATCTAAAAGCATATCTGGAATATTTGCGAATAAAAAGTCTTTTAGTTATGAAAAAGAAATAATAGACACGGTTAAAAATTTTCCACAGTTTAACATTCGTAATAGATATAAAAATAAAGATAATATTGTTATGAATATACACAAGGAATTAAACAAATGAACAAAAATCATAAAAAGATTTTACATGTTATTTTTTCTTATCAGTTTACCAAAAATATGAAATATTTAGGACCAAAAGGTTCTATACAAATCAAACATCAAAATAGTAAAAAACCTATTATACAACATCATATAAACGGAACAAGAAAACTATTTAAAAACGAAACTTTATCAACAAATATCGTTGTTGGTTTTGAAGCCGATAAGGTTCTAAAAACATTTGACAGTCAACCTAATTATATGTTCGTGCTAGATCATAAATATACTAACCATGGTAAGATTCTAAAAGACATATTGTTAAAATACAACAAAACAGAAGAACAATTCGCTGGCTGCTTAATATCTTCAGAAATTAGCTTTATACCGAAAACCACCTTGATAGATATGGATCTAAATGAAAGCTATTGTTTTTGTACAGAACAGGACATTACGACAGACATAACATGTAATATCAATGATCAAGATTCAAAAATAGAATACATATCATATAACACATCGCCATACAAATGGACAGGAATGGCTTATTTGTCTAACGAAGCTATAAGATTAGTTAAACATATTAATCTAGCCTATAACACAGATCCTCTATTCTTAATGGAGGTATTAAACCAATCCATTTCTTCTGGATTAAAAATCAATATGATTAACTTAAAAAAGAAAGATTTTGTTTATATCAAAAACAATTCTCTTAAACATAAACAAGGTAAATAATGGCAACAGACATTTTAATTCATAAAAACGGATATACAAAAACACACAATTCTTTAATTTATGGTTTGATTAAGAATATTCAAAATCATAAAGTTATGAACTGTCATGATAAATTATATGATCTGTTCTTTATGTTCGAACCCAAAAAATTATTTTTGCAAATAGAAGAATATTCGAACGAATGGCATTCTTTTATTATAGATACAGGAATAACCAATAAACCTGAAATCTATCTAACAATAGATAACAATATTGTACATAAAGATAAGTATCTCGACATTCTTAGTCAAATTAAAACATCTGGCACCAATTTTATAATACCAAAATGGCTATCTGACGAAATAAAGCCAGACCCCGCATTAAAACGAATAGTCTATAACAATCTATATAACAATGATGTATTTTATTCGTTAGAATCAAAAACAAATAGAAATGACAAAATTTTATGTATATTATCAGACGATACCGATTGTATTAACGAAGTAAAGGATTATTTATATCCAAATAAAATGGGACATAAGATGGTCATGGTTAATAATGCTCAGGTAATACATCCACAAAATATAGGAATTATGTTGGATTCTGATATGAATGTTGCTTTAAATACTTATGGTTCAGTTATTGATTTAACAAAATCGTATGATGCAGAAATCGCGAGTTGTGGCATTAAAAAATTCCTAGAGCCTGAATCAAATATCTCAGAAATTGTGGACACAGACACCTTTATTAAAGAACATATAACATGAAATACGAAAAAACTATAGGCTTTTACTGCCCTTTTATTCATAACAATCAGGAACATCAAAGACTGGCGGATCTGCTTAATGACCTATCTGATGACTTTACTACCGTTCTATTTAATAGTTCATATGGTATCATCAATAATAATATTGTAAAATATGCTATTTTACATTGCAATCAAGCCAAGTATTTTTATGGTAAGTTATTTTTGTTCGATATCGATTCGGTATCTATAGCAAATACATTTCCCGGCCCTTCCAAAAAAATATTTATAGCATCTGATATATTTTGGGAAAACAAATCGATGCCAGCTTCTGTATTAAGCAATTTAGTTTCAGACGATATAGATATTTTAACTTATGATAAAACAACTTATGATCTCTATGATATTTGTCTTAAAACGCCAATACATAATTTTGAAAATGGCTTAAACAATGAGAGTATAAAAAAAGTAATATATGAACAACTATAATAATTTATCTGACATAGAAAAATACAATATCTTAAATCAATATTATGTAAAAGAAAATAAGAGTTTCCAAGATATTGCAAAAATGTTTAATACCTATCCAAATAGAGTGCGTAGAGACGCTATTAAGCATAATATTAAAATTAGAAATAAAAGTGAAGCTCAAAAAAATGCCTTAAAGACAGGAAAGCATAAGCACCCAACAAAAGGTACTATAAGAAGCGAAAACACAAAGGGGAAAATAGGCTCCTCTGTAATGAACTCTTGGGAGAATTTAAGCAAGTCGGAACTAAAAAGAAGAAAAGAAATAGCTAAATCTAATTGGGAAAAATTATCCGAAGACGAAAAACAACAAAGGCTACAAAAAGCAAACGAAGCTGTTCGGGCCACCAGTAAATTAGGATCAAAACTAGAAAGATTTCTACTAGAAAATTTGATTGCCAATAATATAAAAGTAGAGCCTCACAAGGAACAAATCCTGAGTAATACCAAACTTCACATAGACTTGTTCTTACCAAAACATAATATAGCTATAGAGGTAGACGGACCTTCTCATTTTTCTCCAGTTTGGGGAGAAGAAGCATTGAAGAGAAATCAAAACTACGATCACAATAAAACAGGGCTATTAACAGGAAAAGGGATTAACCTTATAAGGATTAAGCAAAAAAGGGACTTTTCTAAGTCTAGAGCAAAAGTCATTTTTGGACGGCTTATGGAAGCTATAGCAGATATTAGGAATCAAGGAATAAACTATATTCAAATAGGAGATGAATAAATGCCACCAAAAGCAAAGAAAAAAGAAGAAACTACAGAAAACGAAGAAAACATTTTAATTCCTACTATCCATGACATTGGATGGACAGATTATGTTTTAAGCTTTTTGGAAGAAGAAGAAAAAATTATGGGTAATCCAACAACAGATGGTTTGCGTAGAATTTTTGAAAAAGTTATGGGTTGCGAGATCACCCATGCCGATACTAATGTTATACAGGCTCCTGCTAGAGAAAACGAAATGAGAGCAACTGTAACACACACGATTACCTATATTTTAAACAGAGAGCATCATGAAGGCTCCAAGACAGCATTTTTAAATAGCAGGTCTGTAACTGGCGCTGCTGATGTTTATTGGGGTAACTGCGATAAGATTTTCCGAAATCATCCTGTTGCTGTTGCGGAGACTAGGGCCGAGGGTCGTGCCCTGCGCAGGGCTCTACGTTTGCGTAAAGTGGTAGCAGCAGAGGAAATGGCTTCGGATATTGAGGACCATCCAGATGCTGGAAATATAGACAAGATAACAAACAATCAAATTAATTTTATTGATGTTTTATCTAAAAGACTAAATGTAAATGTGCTAAAAATGCTTGAAAAACTTGACATAAAAGAAGAAAACGTTTATAATATTACATACGATAATGCCGTTAAGATAGCATCTTCGTTGGCTAGTTACCAACAAAAAGATTCTGTGTCAGATGATATCTTAGGTTATGATTCTAACTGGAAATAGGTGAAAGATGAAACTAAATTATAGAGTTAACGATAAACTAGAATTTGAGCTAGAAGGCGCTGGGCAAAAAGAAATATTTAAAGAATTATCAACAATACAAGAGATATTTGGAGAAGAGTCTTGCGGGTTGTGTAACAAAAACAATATTAGATATATAGTTAGAAATGTTGAAGGCAATGATTTCTATGAACTGAGGTGTTCAGACTGTGGTGCAGTACTGGCTTTTGGTCAACATAAAAAAGGCGGTACTCTCTTTCCAAAAAGGAAAGATGAAGCCAATGACTACTTACCCAATAGAGGGTGGCACAAATGGCAGAAAGACAACTCTAAAAAGTCTTAGTCCTTTATAGCACCCCATTTACCAGTTGGGCAAACTTGATTTTTTTGGGCTAACTTGTTTTTATAATTAGCATCTCTAACAACTACACAACCGCACAATAAACAAGAATCATTTTCATAATATTCGCAGGTGCTACATATTTTTAATCTTTGATTGATTTGTTCTTGCGAGCAAATATTATTTGTTTCTACAGCTTGTTTGATTTGCTCAACATCTTTAAGAAATTTATCGGCGCTACCATATTTTTCTAAAACATGTTGTAGTATATTTTCTTCAAAATTATCAGATGTTAATCCTGAAACAACCTTATCTCTATTAGGATCAATAGTTTGATTAATAGCATCCCTTTTTGCAAAACAGATAACTTTAGAATTTTCTGGATTTTCTAAAAGTAGCTGAATATCGCAATACTTACATTTGTATATATCTCTTTTATTGAATTGAGCGCCTGTTTTTTCAAATTCACAATATAAATTTTCCATTATTTTTGTAACCCTAACCTTTTAAATATGTTTTTCCATACAGATCAATTTTACAACAATATTCATCTGGAGAACATGATCTTACTTTATCATAACATACTGGAGCTGATGAGCAAGTGTCTTCTGGATTATTTCCAATTTTTTCTACGACGTTAGTAAATTTTCCAGAAAACATTCCGTTTCGACAATTATTTCTAGGCAAACCAGCGCTATAGTATGTTCTACAAACAGAACTGCTAATATTGTCTGGTCCTAATTCATCTATAATTTTATCTTCAAGAGATACCGGATGCTTATATTGATATGTCATATAAGCAACTAATACGCTTATACTAGCTTCTTGTGTTATAAGTTCATAATCAAAACCACACTGATCATCCCTTAGTGTCGCTTTCAGCTTAAAAGCAGTAGCAGGCCAGGAAAAAGAACCAAAATTTAAAGAGCAAGAACCTGGGATAACACCTTCAATTAAATCTTTGGCAACATAACCATAATTATTTGTACAATAATATTGACTAGCGTATCGTTCTTCTATTTGCTGTTTCCATAGGTCTATATAAGCTTCTGCTGATTGACCATTAGTTGTCCATGATGGAAAATTAACGACAAACCCACCATTTGCTACTATCTTCGTTTCACATAAGCCCCCTAGCTCACCATTGTCAGAACCAAGTAAAGGATGGCCAACAGCGATGTGCCACAATGTTTCAGCTGCTCCAAAACCAACATAAGGAGGCCATGTACCACACTCTCTTTCTCCGTAGAAACCAAGATTTCCCAACCCCATATCATTGCCTTCTGTTACATTAAGATAATCACTACCTTTTATAATTAAGCAGTCAAAACCGGCCGTCATATTCGAATTTAGCGAACCTCCAGTCAAAAGAGTGCCTAAAATACAAATATTATTATCTATTTGGAATTGCCATTCAGGATTGCTTACCACCTCTACATTACCTAAAGAAGTAGAACACTGTTGACAATTTGTGGTTATTGTTTCGTTTATACCGTATGTATTATTCGGTAATTCAACCTTAATATAAGGACATCCTCTAGTAGTAATTTTATCGCAACCATATCCGTTATACTTAACTACATCTTCACTACCTTCTCCATCAGCTGAATTATTTTGTATTGTGAGTATCTTTCTAATTCCTAGATTTAATTGCACTTCATTATTGTCATAAGAAAATGTAGCTATCACTCTATTACAACCAATAGTGTCTGTGTTATCAATTGGATAATTATTAGTGGTTTCTACTATTTCATATACTGTTCCTGGGCTTACACAAGAGGAATACCAATAAGATTCTACGCAAGTAAAATATTCAACCCAACCACCATACGCTAAACATGTTGTTGGAGGATCTGCATCGTTGCCTCGCAAACCATAACAACAATTTCCAGGATAATAATCACCCTCATTTAAACCAAGATCAAAACAATCATCATATATACCACCAGGATTGCTATCTACGCCACCTTCATAATCTCCTTCCACGCTTCCCATAGGACGGTTGCAACATTTAACATAATATGACCAAGCCTCTAAGTCTACTCCTCCCTCTCGTTTGTTTTCTACACAAGTATATTCCGGAATACTAGTTGTGTAACTAGCGACATTGTACAAGCTATTTGTAACAAGCCCCTTCATAATCATATCATAATGACAATTTTTGATTCTATAACTCAATTTTTTAACTAATATAGTTTTTGGTTCCGAATCTCCATCTGTTGTGTTCTCTCCGCAACAATTAGACTCAACAGAACATGGATATGCTTGATATCTTCCGCATTCTAACGGAGCACTGCTGTCCCCGCCACCCCTAAAAATAATCGCAGATGCTGCGTATCTTGTTAAAAAGCTATCCAAATTACTAGCCAAAGCAGAATCAGCAGTTTCTATGCTAAATGCTGAACAAGGAACATTATTAGATACAGATATTGGCACAGCATAAATAGAATTGTCCAACGTTATAACGGCATCAAATCCTCTCCATGAAGCTTGACAATCAGAAGCATAATCTGATGTAAATGTGACTACCTCTCCGCTAGGCATAGCTTCTACAATACTACAATTTTCTCTGTAAATATCGTCGGCGTCTGCCAAAGGATGCTTATAGCCACAGTGAGTAGAAATACCAAATCCCATTGGGGTTCTACATGTATCAACAACTCTTTCTGTTGTATTCTCGTCAACAACAGAAGTAACGTCGCTACCAGCTTCTCTAATATAGAGACTTTTGCTTTCGGCAAATTTTTCTTTAATTAATCCTTTAACGCCCATCTCAGGACACTCTGCTATAATAGCTTCCGCTGTTTCTTTAATGTTAATAGTATAAACGCGTTTATTAAAAGTAATTTTAAAAGAATCGCCTATATTACCAGGACCTATAATATTAAAAGCTCCATCCACTTTTATATTTTTTAAGTTAGCCAATTTATCATAATCATAAGGAATATAATCATAAACACTAGCAATATTATTTTTTGTGTTATTTAGTAATTCGTTTAAAATATTTGAATATGAAATATTATTAGAATTATGTTTGGATATGTTATTTAGGTTAAGCTTTTGTTTAGACCCATGAATCGCTCTAAACATAATTTCATTTGCCCATATATCAATATCTTTAGGGGCTATAATGTTTTCAGAAATTTCATATTGATACAAATCATCCCATACAGATAAGCTTCTCTGTAATCGAGGATAGCTAGATCCGTTAATACAATCAGAACTGCCATTTAAAGAGTGTTCAGGAAACATAACGCTGTAATTTTCAAATTCAGATCTAACTATATAAGGTATGGCGCCACTTAAGCTCAAAGGACAATATAATCCAGCATCAATTGATATTGCATATTCTAAATTTTCAGTATCTAAATCTGTTAATGACTTATATTTGTAAAGATACGTTCCAAATATAGATGAGATTTCGGTGTTTCCAATAGGATTCATAGAACATTGATTCTGAACCGGCGTTTCGCCACACTTCCTTTCTTCGTCAATATCACAATATATAGGATATGACACATAAGGTTCTCCTCTCGCTATTATTCTTTGGAATCTTGACCAATCAAAAGGAGAGTTTGTCATATTTGTTAATGGCATAGTAACATTTGCTGTAACTAAATTTGTACACACAGAACTATCGAAATCTTCATCCGTTAAAGAAGACTTGGAACCAATACCTAATAAAACATTATATGGTTCTGTTAAGACTAATGACCTGGAATAAAAATCTCCAACAATAGAAACTGGTTTTAGTCTAAAATTGCTATCTAAATTAACAAAAAAATCAAAGTTATCAGAACTTGGTGTTTTGGGATTACTATATGACGGCCTATAAATGCCAGAAATACACATTGTGCCAATCTTTGGAGCATAATTCCTATCTGGATCTAAAGAAAAATTTGTTTCTGACAATAAATCGCTTGGGTTTTCTGAGTTATCATAGATATTTAAATCTATAACCGGAGTGCTAGTCTTGTATAAATTATATTTACCTAAAGTTTTTTGTGCTTTCTTATCCAAGCTAAAAGGTTGATGCACATAATAAGATAATAAGGGAGTATCAAAAGATATGACCCTATTTTGCTCTTTGAAATATAACCGATATAAAAATTCATTAAAACATAGTCCGTTGTCTTCTTTAGAATCTGGAACTTGATAACTATAACTAAAATTATTAGCCATAATGTAGTTTAAAATATTGTCATATAAGAAAGGACCATAAGCTTGATTTAAAGCTAGTTGATAAACCGAATTATTAAGTGTATCTGCTGTATTATTTTTATATACTAGATCAGCCCATTTATTACTATAGCTTTCCCTATTTTGTTGCATAAAAACTAATTCAAATAGGTTTAAGTTGATCAAATCGTTATTATTAATATTTGCGGCTGAAGTAGTAGGAAATATGGTAAAATTATGGTTTTTACTTTCTTCGTTATAAATATTGATATAGCCATTATCTGGAGGAGAGGAGTTTAATTCTAAAACAGTATAGATATTGTTGTATTTTTGTGGAATCAAATTATTTTCTGAAAAACTAGCATAAAGATCTCTGTTTACCTCTATACTTTTCGATTTAACTATATGTGTTTTTACAAAATAGGGCTTTCTGTTTGACACATGAGACTCGTAGTCTTTACTGCCCATACTGTCTATATTGCCATCAACAGAATATATTTGAACATCATCAGTCAATGAAAGCTTTGTGTCCGGAGCTGTAACGCCACTATATGTTATTGATTGATACAAAATTTTATCTTCATGAAAAATGTTAGGTTTTATACCGCCCTCTTCTTCAACAAACATATTGTCTGCATTAGATAAATTAGGCAACATAAAATACGCTCTAGATCCTTCTATGTATATTTTATTTGGGTCGTTTTTATCTTTTACATATCTATGGGTTGAATAAGGGTATGGTAGTTCTCCTCTATAAGCTGGTAAAACAGCCCAGTCTAAAACATTGCGAAAGTATTTAAGTTCCAAAGGAACTTTTGGTACGGCAGGAATAAGCGGTCCTATAGCGGGTTCTGTTGGTTGATAAGTCTCTCTAAAAAAAGTAGGCCAAGAATGATATTGTTTATTTTCTTGAGTGTTATAGTAACCAAAGGTTCTATCATCCTCATATTCATACCACCGATCATTTAATTTTAGATAAAGCCGTATTTTATTGTTATAGTCCAAAGAATTAACATACCTATTTAATTTGTTTATCTTGTCTAAAGTCAAAGAGCCTTTTAGGGTTAGGCCTTTTTCTGTTTGAGGATACTTTGTAGCATTGTTAAAAACTTTATACCCATAATCAAAATTAAACAAGCCATTATATTTATTGATCGATAAAGTGCTATCATAGCTTTTGTCTCCAATCAAACCTATATTTGGTTCAAAAAAAGTTTCTTGCAATTTACCTAAAGACTGAATAGGGGGAATTTTAAAAGCTAATACATTTTTATTAGGCAGTCTTTTTATTGTTAATGTAATTGTTGAAGGACCTGTATTTTGGGAGAAATTAGCATTTGACGAGTTTGTTGAGCAGCTGAACATAGCGGGTGTATATAGATACTGGTTGGGGTCTTCAAAAATACTAGATAATAATTGGTTGTATATATTTACTTCTACAGTATTAGAAAAGACATCAACAATAGTTTGTTCGTTAGGAAATATTTCTTTGTTATTAATAACTATTTTGTTTTGATTTCTAATATTGCCAGCAAAACCATAAGTGTCACTAAAAGAAACCCATATTGTAGCTCCATTAGGGTCTAATTTTGGAATTTTAAGCACCCATTTAGTAGCGACATAATTAGGCAAAGTCACAGTAAAAGTTTCAGCGCATCCATTCAACTCTAAAACATTGATTTCTTTGTTAGTTCTAGGCAAATTTGAACCTGGTTCTGGATGATTTGGTATTCTAAAATCACCCATTAAGTCTGTTACTTTTATGTCGCTGTAACCTCCATAAGATTTTAAAGGAATAGATTTGGTAGATAAAAACGGAGTAAAAAGTTTTGGTGTTTCATAAACAACAGCACCATTCTCGTTTGTGTCGCATCTGTAACTAAAATTTTCTACTTTATTCAAAGACCAACAGCTACAAGCTTGATTCAGAGGTAGAGTTTTACAATTTAATCTGTCTGACTTTCTAAGAAATTCAGAAGATATCCCATAAACTTTTATTCCCATATCATAAGTTTTGAAAGATATTTCTGGATTATATTTTTGTTTAGAAGGCTTCCAGTCTGTAGCAAAAGCTACTGTTCCAGTACCGGGATATCTAGTTAATAAGGTGCTGTCATAATAACAGCCTCCCTCTTCATGAAAAGCTACTAAATCTATTGATGGATTAGAAGCAATAGCGTCATAATATCTAGTTAACCTAAATAGTCTATCTGGATTTAGAAAAAAAACATTTTCATTTCCTTCCGCATCTGTTTCTAAATCTAAATCAGAAAATGTTGAATCTAAAGTAGAAGATACAGAAGGAAACCTGGAATAAATATCTTCAAATTTTGTTTGAAAATCTCCATGGGCTTGATTAAATACAACCTTATCTCTAAAATAAACGGCCATAACAGAAGCCACATCTGTTATTGTGCTTACTGGAGGATTACCTTTACAAACAGCATTATACGCAAGCCCCTCATCCAAAAAAGCAGTTTTGAGATAAGATTCTCCAATAGAAAACTTTTGATCATACGAAAAGATTTTTGTGCCACCCCGGACAATACTACTACAATCTAAATTTTTTCTACGTTTATATGTATTTAAATTTTTAGTGTCTGATAATTTAACAACTGGTTCAAAATCAACATTTAAAGTTGCGTGAGGTTCTGTTAATTTGTTGATGGTTATTTTACCTTCGGACCTTGGTTTTATCCACCCATAACAGCCGTATTTATGAGCTAGTGTATTAACAAGATCCCCAGATGTTTGAACCATATTAATATTATTATGAGATGACATGTTTTTATTTGTCATTTTTTTTCTTATATCAAGATTAAAATCATTCAAGTTATTAACGTCGATTTGATCTAAAAGATCTAATGTTTCTGAATTCCAAATAAGAATGTCACTATCTTCAACTTTTTCTCTTGGAAAATACTTTGTTATTAAATCTATAAAATCTTTCCTAATACCTGGGCTGTCATATTTTATTGCAGGCTTAAACAGATCTATTGTTATGTTGTCGTACTCCGGTCCAGTAGCAATAATAGCAGCTTGTTTAAACAATTCTTTGTATGTTTTTTGCTCTTCTTTGGGTTTTTCTTTGTCTCTTTCCTTAAAAAAATCAACAAATTTTTGTGTTAAATTGAATACTCTGTCATAAATATTTGTAGAAACATAAATGAATTTAGAGTTGCTTGGCAGTATAGTAATATTAGAAGTTGAATTAGCTACTTGATAATCTGTAAACTTTAAACCAGAAGGACAAGACCTTGGGGTACACATTCCCAAAGCACCACTTGTAGCCAAAGGTTCTGGCCCATCATTTTCAGCAAAGAAAACATCTCCGTCAGATATATACAAATCTACACCAGCAATAAATCTATCGTCATCTTCCCTATTTGTATCATAATATCTGTACCAACATAAAACACCAGATGTATAATTCCACTTCCAATAACCCCCAACCTTATTTTCCGGGGCTTTTAAAAATATGTTATAGTGGGTATCGTCTGTTATTCCGTATGGTATGGTAAATTGTTCAACAGAAGGAATAACTTTTTCTAACGGCATTGGAATAGGAGTGCCTGGAGTATAACCGTTCTCATACGAAACTTCTGACAGTCCACTACATTCAACACCGGAATTATTAACAAACAACCCCCCACTCAGTAAAGGCATATTGCCGCTCTGCCATAAAGATATGGGCGTGGCTGTATTGATTTCCTCTAATATAAAATTTCCAGCAGTTTTATTTTGAGATAAGTATCTAGAATAAGATTGTTTATGAGCATATAATGTAGAATGATAAGTATCGTTTTCCGTTGGGGGTATTTCGCCCAATCTTGCTTTAAGAGTCCAATCTATAAAAAGCTGAACGCCATCTAAGGAGATATCTTGCGTTGGTTTAATTTCAATAAGTTTTTCGTATCCTAAAGGAGGATTCTCTATTGCAGGAAATTGTTTGAGATATTTGAAATCTAATAATTTAAACAAATAGTTATTATACAAATATGGAATTTTTGGCGTTATATCATCTGTTTTCATTCTTGTGTCGCAGCCACCTTCGCAACAGTCTTTTTTATATAGCTCTCCCTCTCCTGTAGGAGGATCTGTAATAGGATCTGAAAGAGGCCATAAAAAATTAGTTTTGCTTTTTTTAGATTTTGGTGGAGGTCTGTACTCTACTTGAGCATAACAAGGCATTTTGTCTTCATCGTTCGGGTACAAGCCTTGACAGTAAGAACAATAGACACCATCTTCTTCTTCGTCAGACAGGTCATTAAAAGCAAAAGACACATTTCTTTTAATTTTGTTTCCTTCTGTACTACAGTTACAAGGACTAGATTTAGAATCGTCTATATTTTGTGGATTACCCAATAAACTACCATATAAAGACCGAGAAGCATTTTTACTAATAATAATTGGTTTCCAAATACCACTAATAGAATCCTCGTATTCCGGCAAAAAAGTCTTAATGTATTCCTTAGCTTTGTTTAAAGAATCAACATTAACTGCACTATCTATGTCTTCTTTATCTAGTATTCCTTTTTTTGTAATGTTTTCAAATAAAGCTTTGCCGAAATTATTGCAATTGCTCATGATTATCCTCTAGTAGACTGAACTATCCATCCATCTTGTAAATATGTAAACAAACCTATATCACCAGGGTCAATAGATATATCCAAAGGATTAGAAAATGTTGCCACAAAATTTGCGTTTTGAGAAACCGACTGGCTATTATTTTTTAAGAATGTGATATCTTTTTTAAACAGGGCCCCCATAGAGGCGGTGTTAGAAGAAATGATAGTACCAGATGTTGTGAAAGAATTTTGTGAAATAGGTTCGTAATACCCACTATCTGGATCATACGCACAATAAATTAAGGCTGTTCTAGGAGCTGCATACAAACCAAAAGTATCCCTAACAAATACGGTTTTTCTATAACCTAAAGCTGCTGGGCTTCTAGCCAATTCTGTCTGATCGTTATTTATTAATTCTCCTCTAGCTATTTTTTGCCCAATCAAATCTTCTTCGAGCAAAATATAGACGTTTCTATATGTCGTCGGAACTGTCCAAACATGTGATTTTTCGTCCCATCTTAAATCAATAGGTCCAACAGGCCATCGAGAAGGGGTTTGAGCCCATCCTTTAGCAAATCTATGATCTTTTACAGGTTCTGTGAAATACCCCCTATTCTGTTCGTCCTCACTTAAATAATTTACTATGATAGCATCGTCTGGAACTTTTATTCCAGAAGGTAGGTCTCCTGTACGAATAAATTTTTGTGTCTGATAAATATCATACACAGTACCGTTTTCAACCCCGGTCGCTGTTTGTCTCAACATAATCTTGCTCGACGAATCGGTTCCGCTTGGCAAATACAAATAATCACCAGAAGCATTAGGAACAGGATAGCCTTCTGTGTCATAACCCCAACCATGAAGCATCATCGGACCCCTAAAACCAAAAAACCTACTATTATTTGCAAAAGGCTTTGGTTTGTCTGTACCTATACTATTTAGAATGTTTTGTATCGTTGGTGTTCTTTCCTCTTGAGGAATATTGTACAGCTCTTGAACTTTATCTAGGTACAACTGATCGTATTCTAAAAACGATTTGTATAGTCTGTTTTCTCCACACATTTGCTGATTGAGAGAATCATTAGGACCATTAGGAGGCACTGTCCCCATCCCAACCATTTTAATACTGTGTGTTGTATAGTCTCCAGATTGTCTGTTTTGAAAAATGCTA